CATTTTTTTTGGGGGGTAAAAACGCGATCAGCAAATTGCCTATTTTTTTTCTTGCCCAAATCAACGAAATAACTAAATAAAAACAGCAAATTCACTAAATCGTGTGAAAATAGAACCCCCATCCATAGTAACGAAGTCACAGTGGTAAGTAACCCCTAACGGGTGAAGTTATTTTTTAATCAATTTAGCATTTTCACCATAAACTAAATCACAACGCTAGTCATTTTATTTAAAATTCTTGTGTGAACACCAAATCACGAAAGAACGAAGTCACCTATTTCATTAGTCACACGACTTTTTTCCGTGTGAACACATTTATGTGGAGTGATTTTTTGTGTGAGGTTATTGATTACACTGGATGGATATTGATAACTGCCATGGCTAATCAGCCCTGGCTACCTAAGGAAATAAGTAAAATGCAATAACCACACAACACGAAAAATAAAACTAAATTTTTTAAATAAAAGCATAGATTATATGAAAAACCGTGCTATAATAGGTAACACAGGGAAATAAATTGATTTTTCACTGTACAGATAACACGGCAACAATATAAAACGAAAAATATTTTTAAATTTTTTCAATTAGGTTATTTACAAGTTAGAAAAACTTTGCTATTATAGGCGCAACAAAGAGAAAAGAAGTGTAAGGAATTTCTAACATTTTCTTTGTCTTGTCACCTTGTTTTGTTCTTACTATTGGATAGCTAGGGCAAAACAGGCAGGGCTTTTGTGCACCCGCTAAATGGTAAATGCTCAGACGTTCTGAAAACGGCTAAAGCCCAAAACAACAAAACAATTCAGTAACAACACAATGAGCCGTTCTGATAACGGCTGAACGAAGTGAAGGCAGTATCTGCAAGATACTAGCCGAACAAAGACAATGAGAACACAATGACAACTTACTACTATTTCAACGCAATGTGCGAACTTATTGAGACTGCAGAGTATGCGACGGATGCGGAGGCATTCGACCACTGTTTTACGAACCCAGCGATTTTTGCATGGAACGATAAACCTGAGATTGATTGCACGGCTGTGCGTGACGGAGAAGAAAATGGAAATTAAATTCAGAAATCTTGATGATCAAATATGGTGGGAACACTTATCGAAAGCAAAGAAAAACGCAGTAACGAAGGCATATAAGTGCTATGACGAAATGCGTAACACACCATTGGTGGACGACTTACCTGATACAGTGGTGACGACTATTCAGAATGACCGACCTCTCTATGAGGCGTTGAGACAAACAACCCGTGCGATTGAGAGAGAGCACGTGCTCAATGATGCGTTGCAGATAATTGGGAATGGGTGGTTAACGTTTAATGAGGTATCACCGCACGGTATTACGTGCCAGCATTTGCGTGGATGGTTGGAGTTTCGTGAGTTGGACGACTTGCTTATTCGTTGTGCGCGAGCAGTAGATCTTGAGTATGAACGTATGCAGAAGGAGGCATAATGAGTTTCTTAGAATACTTGAAGAAAGAATGTTCCTATGAAGACCTCGTAGGGTTTTGGAACGTGTATGTGGCTGACAAATACCCTCACACACGGATTTATGGGAGCTTGGAAGAATATTGTGATGCGCATAACTGCAGCGTGCAGGCACTATGTGGTCAGTTGGATTGCAGTGGACTGCAAGGGTTGTCTTACGACCTATGGGTAGACGCATATGGTGGGTGGCATTTTTTTGACAGCCTAGAGGGAAGTCCCATTGACCTAGAAGTGTTGGTACGGATTATGGCTGAAAGCAAGGCAGTAGAGTATCGCTATTGGATGGAGAATGGGACGTTAGAAGATTAACAAACACTGAGCCGTTTTTATAACGGGTGAGGAGAGTTGTATGGGGTTTTGGGTAGAGGCACGGCAGTATGACCGAGAGATTAAAGAGTATCGGTACTATCCAGTGCGAGAATACTACTATTACAGTAAGCGTGATGCGGTTCGTATGTATCGTCAAGAGATGGGCATCGTGGGTAAGCACGTGGAGCTGACGGTTGAGATTGTTACGAGGTAGAGGAGAAAAGAAAATGAGTAACGAAAGTAATAAGTGCGTCATCTTACGCAAGTTGATGTCCACCCTTGACAGAACATTGGAGAGTGGTGTGGTCAACGGGTTGTGTCAGAACATCGCACAACGCTTAGGTAACTATTGTGCAGATGGGACATCATTTAATGCACCGACGCTGGACGACTTTTTTGAGGTTGATGTGATTAGACAGCGAGTATTAGACACTGTAATGGTGGACGTGAATGAGAATGTTGAGTTGCCAGATGAGTTAGATTGCTCAGTGGGTGCAGGCACATTGCTTTTTGCACTGCACGAGTATCAACATCGTTACCACGAGGACGATGATCCTTTGTTGGTAGCAGGGAGATCAACACTTGAAAACCGTGCACGTAACAATATGGAGTCCTGTCTTGAGAATGATGGATGGGGGTTTGTGCAGTTGGCAATGAGCCGTGCGTACCAGTCAGCGGTAAGTGGGAATGGTCGTGAGATGGTGTACCGACTTATTGAGGTGCGACAAGCACTGCAGGACTGGCTACCTGCAGGGTATGAGAAGATTTTTATTGACTATAAATAGGAGGTCGGTATGAGCGGGTTTAAATTTGATAACACAGAGGACGACAAAATCCTCGACAGAATGTTGGACATGGCAAATGACATTGATGACAAGGTGGGCACGTATGCGTGTGACTTGCACAATGAACTGTTCAATGAAGACCCACCGTTTATCTACGTGAGTTCTGCTGAAGAGGCGTGTGACTCAGTAGGTACGTGGTCGGCAATTCGACTGGTGATGAAGTATGAACAGGATAATTTCGGTGAGGTGCACACTGAGATTGACCCTTGCCGTGTTGCCAATATGTGCGTGTATATTTATGGGGAGTTTTTCCTTAATCAGAGCGAGCACTTGCAGCGTAAGTGGGACAGCAAGCTCACTAAGCGAGACATCAACAAAATCAAAAAAGAACTGCAGACCTTCTTAAATGAGGGTGTGTCACATCGTATGTTTGATGGCATGGTGTGGGATGAGTACGGGACGTACTAAGTTGAGCCGTTCTGATAACGGAGAAATTTAAATTATGTATGAGATAAAGACCAACAGATTTACAGATAAGCATTATATCCAGTTCAGTGTTGACCATATACCAGCTAAGGCAAACTTACCAAGTCTTGCACCATATAGACGCAAGGATGGGACGTTCTTGATGGAGGTGAGACGGATGCGTAACGGAGATATACATTTGTTTGTATGTGAACGTATTTTTACACATTTGGCACAGCTGATTGTGCGTATTAAACCAGTACCGCCTATAGCAGATGGTGACTTGGATGGGATGTATAGACGTGCTATGCGTTATTTAGAGGGTAAATAGAATGACATTTGAAGATTATTTGGAAGACCTTGATTTTGACAGACTTGTTCGTTTGTGGAACGAGTATTGTTTTGGGTCGGACGGTAGTTCAGGCGATGCAATATATGAAAGCATTGAGGGACTTAACAACGATGGTATTTGCACAGGCATTGAGCTTATCCGTGCGGTGTTCTTCGGTGGAGTAAGTAATTGGTATGACAGGGTTAGTTTTGATGGGTACGGTAACTTGTATAGCGTGTACAGTGTGGAGAGTAGCCCGATTGACATTTCATATCTTGCTAAGTGGCTAAAAGAGGAAGAACACGACGTGTATCAGGAGTGGGTAGATGAGTATGGAGAGTCGCAGGCGTTCTGATAACGGCTAAGGAGACCAAGATGAAAAACTTTTTGTTGAGCCTGTCTATTGTGGTGGGCTTGGTCATTGCAGGTGTGAATGCAATGGACAGAGAGTGGCTTATGGATTACCAAGCACAAACAGGTAACCAAGCACACTACGCCACCAGCGATGATGAGTGCTTGAGTACCGAGCACTTTGATGAACACTATGGTGTGTGTATCAAGATGCGTGCGTTTACGGTAGATGACCGTTTATAAATAATTAAGGGGACTAACTATGTGGGAAATTAACGCAATGTATAAGAACTCGTGGCTTGGTAGAAGACTCTTTCAGGGGTATAGCAAGCGTGAGGCAATAGCAAAATACCGTGAAATATTTGGCGTGAAGGGTAAGCATATTACCCTACACATACATTGGGCGGTGTGACGACTATCATCAGCCGTTCTCAGAGCGGCTTAATAAATTGGTTTTAAAGGTGGTTTATATGAAATTTAAAGAGATTGAATTTGACGGCAACAATGTAGTTGCTGCAGCAGAATACGAAGATGGTGCACGTATTATCTTCCGATGGGATGAAGGCTCAGACTCACCGCGTGAGTGGGATAATATTGGTACATTATGTATGTGGCATAGTCGTTACAATCTACCACAAGAAGGTGGATATGGAGACGCACCACAGCGTGAAGATTTTATTGGTTGGTGTGTGGACAATGATGTACGACCAACTTGTTCTGGGCAAGAGGCAGTAGAGCAATTAGGCGTTGAGTGGTTCATGATGTGGGGCAGTTATTACCTTGATCATTGTGAAGGCTGGACAACTAATAAATGGCAAGACCGTCTTGTTGAACGTGCAATGAATTACATCCATAAGAATTATGTGTGGAGTTTGGTTGGGATGTACGACCATTCTGGTCTGTCATTCTCACACGTCTCATCTTATAACTATGGTGGCTGGGATAGCGGTGTGGTTGGTTGCCACTACGTGAGTGTGGAGAAACTGGCAAAAGAGTTTCCAGGGATGACTAAGGCACAGCGTCTTGTAGCTGCCAACAATAACCTCAAAGCAGAGCTGGATACATATGATATGTGGCAATGTGGTAATGTGGTGTGGTTTGAGTTATTGGACAAAGACGGTGATCTCATCGACAGTTGTTGTGGGTTCATTACAGATAAACATGAGGTAGCTGATTTGATTAAAGAGGTGGCTTACTATTTACCAGGAGATTACGGGGTGACAAATGAGTGTTAAGTATAAAAGTGTGGATATGCCTGAGTTGCTAAGAGAGTACCCTAAGTACATTAAGTTGGGGAATAGCACAGACCTTGACGGTGGTGTTTATATAGAAAGACCTAAATGGAGTTGCGGTTGGTATTGGGGGTTTGGTTATCTTCAACGATGGAATTATAGAACACAAGATATTGACTTCCATACGCACATTGATTCTAGATTTTCTTTCAACAAAGATGGTAAACAGTGCAACTGGTTTGAAGGCATGAAGGACTTATTAGATAAGGGTGATGTATTTAATAATGACCGCGACCGTTGGAAATTTGTTGAGATCGTGAAAACTATTTATTCATTAAAAGAAATGGCGGAAGTGTTGGGGCGTGGTGGCTCATATTATACAACAAACCCTTGTGCGGAGTTGGTTAAGAACCACGATGAAGTGCGTCGCATTAACTGCAAAGTTATCCCTGCACTAATTGATGAGATGTATAAGTTGTTAGAGGCAAATAATGCACTAACTAAAAATCCATAGGAGATGTGATGAGATTTTTTATTGATTATTTATGGGACTTTAGTGAGACACCCCACCAGCAGTGGGCAGTGTTTGCAGAAGAGCGTGACAAGACGGTGTTGTATTTCAAGTCGTTGAATGGCAAGCCAGCTGCAGAGCGTGTGTATAATCGTGCTAAGTATGACTACGCACGACTAGGTGACGAGGTGGTGGCCGATGTAATGGCTAAACCTGAAGTGACGAAGAAACTGGGTAAGAAAGGACAGGAGATTGGGTATGAACTTGAATGAAAAGTTAGATCGTGAGGTTGAATTACCGTACAAAGTGCATCAGTACAAGATGGTTGACAAGCGATACATTTCATTCCTCGCACCGCCAACTAAGCGGTTCAAGATTGAAAGTGATGTACCGTGTGAGGATGAGCAAGGCAACTGGCGGTATAAAGCCCAGTGGATTAACGGGTTCGTGTGGGTATCAGTTGAGGTAGGCACATTCGGCAGCAAAAAGATGTGGGAACACTTTACGGACAATGTGCAACTTCTCAAGCGTGAGAAAGATGTGCGTATCAAATTTGAGGAAGACTGGGACAAGATTTACGCACTTGCAAGAAAGGTGTTAGGCGTATGATTGAATTAGTACATAGCGAAGAGTTTGCATTTAGACATATCTCTGGACAAGTGTTGATCCTCAAGAACAACGAAGACAACACATTCTCAGCTGAATTAAATTTTAATGAGCTACTTGAGCAGGGTTATATGGGTGGTTTCGCTACACAAGCTGCAGCAGAACAATGGGCATGGAGTTGTGCAGAGCAAGAAGATAACAAATTAGGAGAGTAACATGTCACTTACAGTTGAAAATATTATTAGTCGTAACAAACCAATGTGTGAGTACACAACACGACATATAGGTACACTTCATCTCTATGAGATGCTTGGGGATTTTGTGGTGTTGTATCGACCAAACCTCAACAATGTTGATTTGGTTGTCTTAACACTCACTGGATCATTCCCTCACGCAGCAGGTGTGTATGAGGCTGTTGAGAAACAAATGAAGGAGGTTGAGAAAGGGATGGACTTTATCAGCCAAGAGTTGCGCAATTACATTGCGAAGACAAGTGGTGGCTTCGGATATAGACAGGTGGCGACCGTACCAGGGTATCGCACCGCGTCAAACTATAACAATATCATTCAAGGTATGGATGACGCCATTGCCCCAATTATTGAAGAGTATTTAACGCAGGAGTAGAAAGACAATGTTGGTAATCAATAAACAAACAATGTATGAAGCAGTGTGCCGTGCACAAAATGAAGAAGTGCACCCAGAAGACTACGGCTTTGAAGACAATGATTATGAGTCACTGTGGCACGCTGTGCAGGCGAATGGGCACTTGCTAATGGTGGATGAAGATGGTGGTATGTTCCGTGATGAAGGTAATCACCCAGTCTATCTATATAAAGAGTGTGGGTTCGACACACCTGAGCAACTTCAGTTGGTATGGGCACAATCAAAAAGTGCTGTCGAATTATTCGCTGAATATGTAGGAGTAAAACTATGAAGAAAAAAGCATTAGAGCATTTTGCACGCTGTGCGATTGAAGACGTATTCTCCGATGATCCTGAGTATATATGTAACAGATTATTTGAAGGCAGTTGGGATAAGATGTATGACTACATTACAGTTGATCTATCTGGCTGTACTAGTATTCAATTCCCTGATCCTGACTGGACAGATATTGCAACAGACTGGACAGAAGAAGATTTCGATGAGAACCGCATCTTTATGTGTGAGAAGTGGGATCATCGTCGTATGAGTGACGCACTAAAAGATGCGTGGGAAGATGAATATTATGCGGTTAGACACGCATTGAAATGTGGAATTACATTGGAGGATTTAGAATGAGCGGACAAGGTATGGGTCAACTTTCTGGTGAGAAAGCAGTGGACGGATGGGCTAACTCAGTAACAAACTTGATGGTTGGGTGTTTAGAGATTCAAGTTTCTACAATACTGATAAATAAATATGGAGATCGCAAACTTGATGGAACAATGATTTTTACACTGCCTGATGGCACGATTACAGGTCATATTGGTGGGGTGTTTAATTACATGGCTAAGGTTATCAACCGAGAGAACAAGAAAGGAATGGATTTGGTAGACCTTATTGTAAGTGAAGTTAAACTACTAGATGTGGAGGTGAGTGAAGATGTCGCATAAAGCACCAGCAATATACATACTTGCATTTGATCTTAATGATTTTGACCGCCGTGACGTAGAACGAATGCCAGACGTTGTTAATACATATGACGACTTAGTTGCATTGCGTAGTTCTCATAAATTTGATTTTAGAGGATTTGAGGAGTATATGAACACGAGTACCGATGACCAAGATCCTAATATTGATGGGTACTGGTGGAAGATGGTGTATGTACTTGATGAAGAGGTATCACTTTATGCGTAAATTGTTAGCATTAGCCGTTCTCACAACGGCTGGATGTAGCTCGACTATCATCACTAGCGAGCCATTCGATGTGTGGGCGTACAACCCTAAGACGATTGAAGAGTTCGATGCACTACCACTCTCAAATCAAGAACGTTGGACGTGGCTAATCCACCGCCGTGCTGAGATTATGATTTGTTTTGAAGATGAATACCTAAATGAATATGGCAAATGCCAACTGGAGGAATAATATGAGTTTGTATGAAAAATGGTTGCGGTTGTGGGCAGACAAACCTGTACTAGACTTGGTTGAGTTGATTGAAAACAATCCAGAGCTAGTGCAGAAGATAGATTATGACGTTTACTACATTGGCACGATGTTAATTTGTATTAGTGGGAGCAGTATGAGCACTATGGTTGCTGGCCAAATATATTATTGGTGCAATAACAAACTTATCCGTCGTGCATTAGCAAGAGCGTTAGTTAAGCAACAGATACCATCAAATAACAAGGAGAACTAAATGAAAGATTGTAAATGGTGGTTTAAAACATTTGTTATCGTAGGATCTATTTATTTTACGGTGTTAAGTATTGTGGTTTTCTGCTTAATGAAAGTCGGCGGATATTTGTAAATATACTGGTAAGGATATTGGTAAGGAGAAATTATGATTAAGCCAGTTAAGTATTTGGAGAAAGGGTGTTTAAACTTGACATGTTTACGTCCAACTGAAGCATTGAAGTTTGCAAAATTTATTGCACCTGTGGAGTTTGATCCACTGCGTGAGTTGTTCACCCTTCCAGCTGAAGGAATGACAAAGGACGAAGTTACTAAGCGCGTAGATGAAATTGTGGCGATTGTAAAAAGCCATAAAAACATTGACACAGTTTGGTTGCGTCCGATTGTGATTGGCATCCCACTGCACGGGTTAGTTGAAGATGCGTTGTTATGTGAAGGTTATAAGGTCGTGTATCAACGCAATGAGTTGGTTGGGTTCGACAAACAGGATAAACCAAAATATAAACAAGATGGATGGTGGGAGGTGACTTATGAGTAAGAAACCAACAGTATGGGTAAGTGCCAATGACCTCACAGAAGAGGAAACGCTTGGCGTATTAGGCCTTGCCAGACAGAAGTTAGTGAAGAATGGTGAGTGCCTTGAATGGGGTTTTGCTAAAACGAGTGGCAATGGACATGCAGTTAACCTGAAGACATCTGATCCTAATTTTACATACAAAGTGTATACACTTGATGTGTTGATGAAACAAGCAGGTAAGGAAGTGTCGCCGCTTGCTCTTTATCGTCGCACGTGCAATAACCCACGCTGTATGAACACAGAGCATTGTTATCCTAAACCTGTTGATTATCCACAAGGTGAGGATTCATATTTATTTCAGCACGACTACAAACTGGCAGCACGTATGCTGCAGAATGGGTGGGCACTGGGTGATATTGCTGCATCAACATCTAAGGTGATGTTAAACACTGTGAAGACTACAGGTGTGGACTATTCAAAAGATGCGGCAGAGCGTCACCCACTCTCTTATCGTGAGCTGCTAAAAGTTGCAGAGTATCTACGTAAAGTAGGTAACAGAGACCTCAAGATTGATGAGGTGGTGAGAGGAACGGGCATTGAGTTCGAGCGATTGGTTGTTAATGGCGCGGCGATTAAGGCACTACGCCGTCGAGACCTTGATACAGTTGTGTGGTTGCTGTCACTGTTGTGCGATGGCTTCCCGATGATCAAAGCCTGTGAATACGTAGGTAAGAATTTTATGTATGGTGCACAATTATTTGGAGCATGTTATGGATATTAAACCTGTATTTGTTCACCCACCCTTTGAAGAACTTGAAAAGATGTTTATGCAGTGCCCGACGTTTAGAGAACGGCACTGCTGGGTGAGTGATGAGCGTCGCAAGGCATTGATTGTAGAGTTTGCACGTAAGCTCACACCGAATGATTGGGTTATGTTACCTTATATCATAAGTAAGATTTGTTATCTCAGTGACGTCCCTGCAGAGCCTATTAAGGGTGAGAAAATCCCTTGGCATAAGTGGTATCGGTATGAAGTGCGAACCCGCTTAGACACGCGTGATGAGGTTGCATATGTGGTATTAGAGCTTGAGCATACGTTCCGCAATAAAGTGTTTGGTGCAGGTATTCGTGAGGTATGGGTGGCGGTTGATGTGCTTGTCAAAGTAGCCGAGCAACTAAGAGACGACCTGAGCACTGTGTTCAATGATCCAGTTCACGTGGCAACTATACGATCATGTGCCTTTGCACAACCGTCTGAAGGGCTAAAGTTCGACCGCCCAAATTTCTGGTTCTCAGACCAACCCTTTAAGCCTGTAGAAATGTGGGAGGGCGAGAATGAAACAGGCACTAAATAATATCAAAGTGCGGTCGGAAGAAATCATCCGCACTTTACGATGGGCACTGCCACGCAACGACAAGTGGCAAGCCAAAGTGGGTACACTGTTGTACCACGCTGGTGAGATCCACCACAGCACATACAGCAGAGCCAGGTATCGCTACGGTGTGGAGATTGAATTTGATTTTAAGTTTCGAGGTGAAGAGAACTTGCAACCTACAGCAGTAGTAGTGCGTAATCTTCTCCGCACTACACTGGGCGAGAAGGCTTACTCAGTACAGCGTGATGAGTCACTGGCGTGTGGGTTTGAGGTAGTCACTGCACCATTGTCTCTGCAGACATTGAAGAAGTTGCAGGTGATATTTGATGATGAAGATGTGATGACGTGTTTGCATACTCAGACATTGACGTCAGGACTTCACATCACAGTAGATCCTTTTCATACACGAGCACAAGAACGACGGTTCTTTGACTACTTTAACAACCCAAAACATATCGGTGCGTTAGAAAAGGTGATTGGTAGACTGCCTAATAAGTATTGCCAGTTCCGTGATCTAAGTGGTGGTATGTGTACAATCAAAAACCATAACTATGTTGTACACTTACGAAAGAACAGAGCACTGGAGGTGCGAGTGTTCAAATCACCAAACACATGGGAGCAGTTCTGGCAACGGCTGGAGCTTACTCACAAGGTAAATAAACTGGTGCGTGAAACTAACTTATCAGCTGTGGATATTCATAAAAAAATAATGCGAGGAGTAAAATAATGGTTGACATAACACCCCAGACAGGACATAATGTTTTACAAGGTGTTAGACGGAAGAAGTCCACCACAGTAGCGAAGACGCCTGAGGGCAGAGTGAAGTCGTTGGTGCGAGATATTTTGGATAATACGCCCTTCTGTTGGTATTTCATGCCAGTACAGAACGGGATGGGGCAGAGCGGAATACCTGATTTTATCTGCTGTGTGCGTGGCAAGTTGCTAGGTATTGAAACAAAAAGTAAATACTCGTCACGTAAACTCACGGCACTGCAGGCAAAACAAATTCGCCTTATTAACGAAGCTCAAGGCGTTGCACTTATGGTGAATGAGGACAACCTTGATGAGCTAAAACAGATACTGCAGGATCTATGAACATTTTATTTGTCGACTTTGAGACATACTACGACGGAGACTTCAGCCTCAAGGATGCTGATTCTTCAGCAGAGTATGTGATGACCGCACCCATTCAGCTGATGGGGTGGGCACTCAATAACGGGCCAATTCAAATGGCTGTGGGTGAAGAAGAGACTAAGCGTGTGCTGTCCAGTATTGACTGGGCAACCACAGCACTCGTCAGCCACAACATTCGATTTGATGGACGACTTGTCCACCAGCGGCTCGGACATAACCCAGTTATGTATTTCGATACGATGGGATTTATGGCAGCACTGCGTTATGACGTGGTGTTCGGTGGCCTCAAGTTAAGCCACCTTGCTAAAATACTGCAGGGCGAAGGCGTTGCCGTCTTAGATAAGGGCGAAGAGGTGAAGGAAGCCAAAGGCAAACATCTTTACCAATACCCGAATGGTCAACACTACCTAGCTGCGAAAGAGGTATCACAGGATTTCATCCGCACGCTGAACCTCACGAAGTCTGGTAAGACCAAGACAGGCAAAGCCTTCAAAGACCCTAAAGAGTTTATAGCAGAAACAATTAGCTTGTTTGAACGGTTCAAAGAATACTGTGCCAACGACGTGGACATCTGCCGTAAAGGGTTTTACTTTATGGTGGGTAAGTTACCTCGTACCGAATTGGCATACCAGGACATGATTGCGCGATGTGCGTTATATCCACAGTTGATAATGGATTTGCCAATGCTGAAGGCAGCCAAACATAAAGCTGAGACATCACTACGGGACGCAGTGCGAGGCGTAGCAGATGATTGGTTCGACGGTGATTATGCTGAGGCAAAGGCACACTTATTATCAACAGGTCGTCTTGCTATCCTGTTCAAGTTTATGGGTGGGATGACGCAAGACGAGGTGGATGATTATATCCGTACCGAAGGGTTTGATCCTGAGCCACCGTTTATTATTCCAACAAAGGTTTCTGAGAAGAAATCTGCCAAGATGGGGTACACGGTTTATGACTATGCGTTGGCGAAGAAAGATGATGGCATGGTGAAGTTATCACAGCTTGATTATGAACCATTGCAGAAAGTCTTAGCCGCTCGCAAAACGGCTGTGTATGTGAATAACTACGAGTTACCTAGACTCAACAGATTTATCAACGAGCAAGAAGCCTATGGTTGTGTAGGAATGCCACTTAAAGTAAGTGGTGCATCGACACATCGTCTCGGTGGTGACCTGTTTAACATTCAGAACCTATCAAGTGGTCGCAATGATGGGCAAGACGCAACAATGCGTAAGTCTATTATGGCACCTGCAGGTAGAGTGGTGGTGGCAGCTGACTCGTCAGCCGTTGAGGCACGTACACTAAGTTACATCACTAACTGTAAGTCTCAGTTAGATATATTCTCTAGTGGCGGGGACATTTATTGTGACATGGCTGGAGACATCTATAACGAAGACCCGCTGTTCATTAAGGCTCAACATAAAGCAGCAAATGCTGATTACACATACAAGAGACAGATGGGTAAGTTTACGGTACTTGGTTGTGGATATGGAATGGGTGGTCCTGGGTTCAGAGACCAGTTAGCTGCTCAAGCTAAGATTGAATTAACAGTCGAAGAAGCTACAGGACTCGTGCAGATCTACCGTAACAAATATGTGGACATCACAAATTTCTGGAGCCAATGCAACCAAGTTCTGAAAGACATGGCGGCAGGTGGTAAAGGATATTTTGGCGGACCAGATGGTAAGCTGTTTTACTACGATGGCACAATTCACATTGCAGGTAAGCGAACGCCAAGTATCAGACTGCCTGATGGGTTGTGGTTACGCTACAGTGAATTACAAATGCGTGAGCGTAAGTATGATGATGGCACGAGTAAGTATGCGTATTGCTACTACGGCATTAAGGAAGGCAGACCTACATGGATATGGACGTATGGGGCACGTATAACGGAAAACCTATGTCAAGCATTAGCCTTTGCCATTATGAAATGGCAAGCGATGAATATCCACCAGCGTTATCCAATCGCATTTAACGTGCACGATGAATGGGTAACGACAGCACCGGAGAATGAAGCTCAACAAGCCGCAGACTTTTTAACTGAATGTATGTCGCAAGTGCCAGTGTGGGCACAAGGTTGTCCAATCGCAGCAGAGGCAGCATTCGCACAACGTTATGGAGATACATAATGGAATTTAAAAGATTCCCATCAACACAGGATGGGATTATGAAAGCTGTAGATACAGCTCAGTTTTTATCGACGGCTATTATATGTGTGAAAGATACGCATTGGAAATTTGTAGCAGAATTTGAAGCAGCTACAGATTCACATATAGATAATGAACCAGTTTGGGTAGTGCATATGGGAGTTGATGATGACGCCCCAGATGAATGTATAAGAATGCGTGATGTTGAATGGTTTATCCCAATATCGTATCAATGGGATCAGATAGCACAAGCTGGAGAAGTATAATGGACAAACAGATAGAACGTGCATTCAATAACCGATATTATCGACACGGGTTTATCGAGGAAGGGTTGTATTTGGTACTACGTTTGAAGGATGGTGTGGTTATGCTTGGCAGGGTTGAGCACAACGACCGGGGTGGGTATATAACAATTTATTACCAAGACCTAGATACATCTATCTTACGAGAAGAACATCGTGCGTTCTCTGAATTTTTAGTCTTGCAAAAAGCTGAAATTCATAATGAGTTGTTGGTGGACAAATGAAACTAATTATAAATAGATAGGATGGTTTATATGAATAACGAAAAAACATACGTTGAATTTTGCAAGGACTTAGACGATACCGCAAGATCTCAAATACAGTCAGCATTAGCCGAAGAATCTGTAATAAGTGCTGCGTTAATGCCAGATGCACATGGTGGGTACACAGTGCCAATCGGGTCTGTTATCGTTACAGAAGACACTATTTACCCATCGTTTGTGGGTAATGATATTGGATGTGGTGTAGCGATGTATGAGTTAAGTGCATCACACATTGACAATTTACAAGACGTTAGAGATGCCATTGTAAAACATGTCCCAGTTGGAGACAAAGGTCATCAGCTCAAAACAGAAGACCTTACTGATGACGAGAAAATTTTATTTGAAAAAATTGATGCTCAATACAAAGACGTATTCCTTAGACATCTCGGTACACTTGGTGGTGGTAATCACTTTATAGAATTAGGAATAAACCCAGAGACAAATAAAATATATTTGACAATACACACTGGGTCACGTGGTGTTGGTGGGGCAATGGCAAAACATTGGATGACTCACGCGTTGGAATCACATATTCTCGACAATGACAAGTATTGGATTGAGGCATTTAACAAATTTGAAGATGAGAATAACTGGAAAGACCACAACCCTGAAAAGTGGCATGAACGTCGTAATGAGTTCGCTCAAAAGTATGTGGATAAGTTATTAAAATCATCGAATGTTGAAGGCTTTTACCCGCTCAAATTTAGTAAATATATAAAAACAAAAGCGAGTGCTTATGCATACGATATGGAAATGGCTGTTTACTTTGCCAAAGTAAACCGTGAGCGAATCGCAAGATCTGTATTGAAAGCCATTCGTGAAGTTACCAGTGAACAATGTGACATCAATATTATTACAGACACACCTCACAATTATGCAATGGTTGTGGTGTCAGATGATCATGTAACAGTTACACATCGTAAGGGAGCTAACCCAGCAGGTAAGGGTCAGTTAGTTGCAATCCCTGCAAATATGCGAGATGGTGTGTATTTATGTGAAGGTCTAGGTTCTAGCGCATATTTAGAGAGCTGCTCACACGGAGCAGGACGTACAATGTCACGCACCAAAGCACGTGAGCAATTAGATATGTATGAAGTGACTAACAAACTAGGCAGTTCAGTGGTGAACAACCATACAGAACAAACGGTTGATGAGTTACCTGAGTGCTATAAGAATATTGATTCTGTTATGTCACAACAATCAGCATCGGTAAAAATCTTATTCTCGGTTTTACCAATACTTAATATCAAAGGGTAGATTTATGGATGAACTTGTTTATTTACCAAGACAACAATCCCCTGATGGACTGTATGGTGTTAATGGTGGATTATATCTGATTAAATCATCATATAGAAATGATCCGTACGTTGGTCGACTCGGTCAGTATGACCGAAAGACAAGAACATTTACAGGAACATTATCATACGAGATGGGATTAAATGGCTTTTTTGTATGCACAGCTAAAGGAGAAGTATTTATCCCACACTATGATGTAGATGTAATGGGTGTATTTATAAATGCGAAGGTGGCGAAATGAAGATAAAAGTATTGCATTCACCGTTTAATCGTTCAGCATCTGACCTAATAGGTAACTCATTCATTATTAAATTTAAAGGTACTGGTGAAGTATTGATGGGTAAATTAACATTCAGCCCAGACAGTAAAGAAGGACCTATCGTGAATGGTGATGACTCATTAACCATGTGGGCATATGCTGTCACTAACGGTAACATTGATGGCAAGGTTTTTTATAGACCCGACGACGTAGACGTATTATGTATGATTGCTGAAGATTTGGATGGCATGCTATGAAACTACCAACACATATACCACTATCATACTCGGCAATCTCAGAATATGAGAACTGTCCGTTTAAGTTCCTCAACACGCAAAAGCTGTTGCTGAACAAATACCCGTTTAAGCCTACCCCTGCGACAGAGAAGGGGAACAGAATGCACAAAGCATTTGAGGACTACGTAAAGTATGGCAAGCCGTTATCTGAAGAGTTTGCACATCACCAGTATTTTATGGACCAGTTGCGAAATGCTAAAGGCACTAAGCAATGTGAGACAAAAATGGCACTGGACTGGAATCAGAAACAGGTAGATTACTTCAAAGGTAAAGACATTTGGCTGCGTGGTCAGTATGATTTGATGATCATCAATGGTGACACAGGTGTAATGATTGACTACAAAACAGGTAGTCCTAAGTACCCTAAGATTGACCAGTTGCAATGTATGTCGATGATGGCATTCCATTATATGCCTAATCTAAAACAGATTAAGGCGTCACTGATTTTTGTGGAGCATGGGTACCAGGCGTGTCAAGAAACCTATACTCGTGATAAAATGGACGCATACGTTACGGAGTGGAAAAATCGTGCAATACCGATTATGCAAGCTCTGCAAACTAACGTATGGGAGCCGAGAGAGAACCCACTATGTGCGTACTGTCCGGTAGTAACTTGTCCACACAATAAGGCAACTTAATATGGCATACAAACGCGATTATCGTGAAGAGTACGATAAATATCAGGGTACCCCTGAGCAAAAGAAAAACCGAGCAAAGCGTAATAAGGCACGTCGCCAGATGCAGCGAGAACTCGGTAAGGCGGCACTAAAGGGTAAAGATGTTGACCACAAAGTGCCATTAAGTAAAGGCGGTTCGACCGCACGCAGTAACCTGCAGGTGACAAGCGTGCACTATAACCGTAGTAAGAAAAACAAAACAAAATAAACCAATGGAGACCCCCACTATGTCAAAACCACAAACCGTTCACCTGATGGTGGACCTTGAGACCCTAGACACCGCACCAACCGCACATGTCTTATCAGCATCTGTTGTTATGTTTGATCCAATTACAGGTTATGTGACTGGTATGGCAGAGCATGTAGAGACTCTCACAGATTATAATGTTATTAACTGGGCATTCCGCAAAAAACGACCGATGAATTTTGGATTGGCCAAGCAAACAGGTGCAACCGTATCAACGAGCACATTAAGATGGTGGCACGACACAAACAAAGAATACTTTGATGAGCTAATTTCTGATGCTTCAGCTGCAGGTATGACGTTTGAAGATTTTATCCGTCAATTCAATGGTGAGCTTTACGACCTTATAACTGTGAAAGAGTTTGACGTTTGTGTGTGGTGTACAGGAACATTTGATTTAGATATTTTATGCAGTGCGTCTAAGCGTTATGGCATTGAATGGGCTGTCCCATACTGGGCATATAAAGATGTTCGAGTTGCTAGACAAATGGCCGAAGATTTCGCACTTATTGGTGTTATGGAAGCCAGCCATAATGCGTATGAAGATTGCCTGCGTCAGATTAACTATGTGAGTGCAGTGTATGGAAAACTCAATCGCGCAAGATCAGTATGATGATGCGATAATGCGGGGGGATTTGGCAATGACGGCCCTCCGCGCAGTAAGGGGTTCAGCTCAACAAGGGCAGGTAAGACTCCTTACTGTAGTCGAGAGACTACAAAAACTAAACATGCCAATGGAGACCCAAGACGGGAAACCAACAATAGGTCGTATCTTGATGGACGAGTTGGCCATCATTAACGAGACATTGACAAACGCATTCTCAACAGCTGACTCAACGCTGAAAGAATTTGATGCACTTTATGAGCAATACCAATTCGGTACAGGGTCGGTGGAAGAGTCGATTGATAAGGTAATTGCCAAAATTAAATTGACTAACCCCAAATATGCGAAGATGTCAGATGACGAAGTGAAGAAAGAACTAGGGCTATGAAGAACCAATTTCAAGTAGTAAACACAGAAAAAGGCAAACTTCTTTTAGTCCGTACAGCAATGGCTGAGCTGATTAACAAGATGTACCCACGCAGTGTGTTGTCAACTAAAGAACAGGCAGTGCTAATTCCGTGGACACTTGAGGCAACACAGGCTGTTGCAGATGCAGGGTCACATATTGTATCGCCAATATTGGTGGACTATGACTTTCCTGGACAGAAGAGACCATTTAAACACCAATACAAGATCTGTTCGTTCTTGACAGCCAATAAGCGAGCGTTTTGTTTTGCTGACATGGGAACTGGGAAATCATTATCCTGTGCATGGGCAGCTGATTACTTACTGAAGATTGGTGAAGTGAAGAAAGTTCTTATCGTCAGCCCAATTTCTGTGATGAATGCGACGTGGGCACAAGAATTTTTTGATGTGAACCCACAGGTTACAGTAACAGTGTTGTATGGGTCACGTGAAAAGCGTGAGAAGTTAGCTGAACAAAACACCCAAGTCCACATCATTAACTATGATGGACTGAAGGTAATTGAAAATGAAATTAGAGCCAATGCGTATGACCTGGTGATCATTGACGAGTGCACAACTTATTCAGTGCAACCTGATTTGAAGAAAGACAAACGTACTGGCAAGATGAAATGTTACGACAGTCGCTGGTGGACAGCGTACCGACTGTTTAAAGACACGAAGTATGTATGGGGACTGACAGGTACCCCTACTCTGCGAGGAGTGGAGGCAGCATTTGGTCAAGCCGCATTAGTGACACCAAAGACTGTGGCAGGTCTTACGAAGTATCGCTTTAAAGAGCGTGTGTTAAGACAAGTAGGACCCTATACGTGGGTAGAGAGACCTGACGCTCACGAGCAAGTGGCGAAAGTTTTATCCCCTGCAATTAGGATCAAGAAAAAAGATTGTATTGATCTACCCCCAGTAGTATCATTATATCGTGAAGTCGAGTTAAGTGACGGTCAGAAACGCTTTTATGCAGAACTCAAACGAGGTTCTTATGTAGAAGATGGTGACCTTCAAGTGACCGCTGTGAACGGCGCAGTGCTAATGAACAAACTTCTACAGGTGGCGACTGGTGCTATCTATGATGATGACAACCAGGCACATAAGTTTGATGTTGGCTCTCGTATCACAGAAACAATCGAAGCCATAGAGCGTGCACGAGCTGAGAGTGACGACCCTAAACTGGGTAAGACTTTAGTGTTCGTCCCGTTCAAGCATACAGCTGAGATGTTGAAACGTGAAATCCGTGAACAGCGTAAGGACTGGAAAATCGGTGTTATTACAGGTGAAACATCTGAGAAGGAACGAAGCAAAATATTTGCTGACTTCCAAAATGAGGTGCACCCTGATTTGATCATCGCTACACCGCAGACGATGTCTCACGGTGTCACGGCAACAGCCGCAAGTTGTATTGTGTGGTTTGGTCCGTGTGTAAGTGCAGAGACTTATGTGCAAGCATGTAACCGAATTGACAGACCAGGTCAACGTAACGATATGACAATCATCCACTTATACGCAACCCCAGTTGAGTGGAAACTGTATAAAGCATTGCAAGAGAGCCGAGTATCTCAATCGGACTTACTACAGATGTACAATGACTTTATCAAGGGGTTATAACCTAAAAGGATAACAAAATGGACAGAGCAGAACAAATCGAGCAGATGTTCCAGGCACTTGCTGGTGCTAATATGGAGCAGCTACTTGAGACCTATCGAAAAGTAGAAGTTCGTCGCAAAGAACACAAAGCCGTAATGGATGAGTTAGATGCAATATCTGACCGTTTAGAGACCATGATGAATGATCTGTTACTTGCACGTGGTGAAGATGGTGCAGTGACCGCACATGGTAGCGTAACGCGTAAAATCTCTGAGCAGTATTATGCAGAGGACAAGACTGTGTTCCGTGACTGGGCTATGCAAAATAACTTACCTGAACTGGTAAACATTTCTTTAGCTACACGAGCGTTTTCCGCATACATGACCCAAATACAAGTGGATAAACAGGCAAATGGTGTTGAGTCACCTATTGCATTGCCACCTGGTGTGGGTATTAAACAAACCATTAAACTTTCTATAACCAAATAAGTGGAGTGACTTATGGACATGGTTTACAACCAAGCGACTGGCGCGTATGAACCCGCACCTGGTCAACCGCAACAGCCTCAGCAACCTGTTTATCAACAGCCTCAACAGCCCGTTTATCAGCAACCTGCGCCTGTTATGCAACAACCTGTTTATCAGCAACCAGCCCAACCTGCATACGCAGCACCAGGCACTGCAGTAAACATTTTCCAACAACAAAACCAAAGCACCGCACTAGCGTTCTTGCAAGGTGAAGATGACGAACATTCATCTATGGATGACTTGGGCGGTTCAAGTCTACCGACCATCAAAATGAATGAAATGGGTTGGTTAGTGAAAGTGTTAGACGGTGTTGAATTACCGCCGCAACCGTATTTAGACATTGTAATCTTAGGCATTGGCCCTAAAGGAAATGATGTGTACCGTACCTATTATGAAGGTCAGTACAATAACCAACAACAGCAAGTTAACCCGCCAGTATGTTTCTCATATGACGGAAAAACACCAGCACCAAGTTCACCGAAGTGCCAAGCAATGCAATGTAATATGTGTCCAATGAACGCAGAAAACTCAGGACCAAATGGATCTAAAGCCTGTAAGTTCAGTAAATACCTTGTGGTAATGGACACAGCTGAACCGGATAAACTTTACCGTATTCGTTTATCAGCAACACCGATTTTCAGCAAAGAAGTGCAAAATGGATTCTTCCCATTGAACCCATACCGTACATTCCTTGCGTCAAACAAATCAGATTGGGAGAAGGTGATCACTCGTATCTCTTGCCCATTTGGTAAAGCGGGTGGCTACCGTTTCCAAGCCGTATCATTCATTAACGAACAAATTTACAACATTACAAAGGATCTTAAAATGAAACTTGACTTAACTGCATACTTAACGTTAAACAACGAACAATTAACTGTAGCTGTGAACGGTATTCCTGTTGCACAAATCCCTGTGCAACAAGTGCCACATATTCCAACTGCGGTGCCAGCAACTGAGCCAGCACCACAACAAGTTGTACAATATGCTCAACAGCAATCAGCACCAACAATGACACAGCCGATGAACCCAGCTCCAGCACCACAGCCAGCACCAGTGGTAGCTCCGCAACCTGCTCCAGCACCAGCACCAGCACCAGTTCATCAATCTACTTTGAAAGAGCGTTGTGGTGCAGACCAATCATTACCACAAAATGTGCGTGATTGGATCAATCACCCGCAAGTGACTGAGCAACAAGTTCATGACTATGTGGCACAAAACTTCCCACATTTGTTAGCACCGACACCCGCTCCAGTTCAGCCTGTACAACCTGCTCCGACAGCACCTACTCAACCTGTCGCCCCAGCAGCAAATGTCCAAAGTGCACCGCAAATGGTTCAACAGCCAGTCACCCCAACAGCGGCACCAGCACCGACAGCAGCTCCTGCAGCGGTGGCAGAACAGCACGTGGCACCTGTACAACCGACTCAGCATGCAGCACCAGCAGGAACTCCAGCAGTATCTCAACCTGCTCCTGCAACTCAACCTATGAACACAGCTCCAGCGCAACCTGCTACACAAACTGCAGTAGTTGACCAGGTACTAGGTAGTCTAGGTATTGACACTGGCGACGCGCTTAACTTACTTTAATCATTAACCAAGGTGGGGAACTCCCCCACCTCCCACTGGAGAAACCTTTATGTCTCGTGAATTAAAAGAAAGAGAAAAGATGCCAGCTTTCAAATTAAACCCTGAAACTGTTGCAAACGCCCGTGTGAAATTTGGTCCTGACAGCGAAGAATTTACGTGGTTAGAAAATGTGGTGTTAGCCAAAATGCCATTCGTGTTATTAGGCAAACTTACACAACTTGATAAAAACCAAGTGCGTGATATGTTGACTGGTCGCCGTTCTTACACGGAAGAAGGCAAACAAAAAATGCGACAATTCAATAAACTGATTGATCGTGGTCTTGAAGAAGGGATTTATCCTTGTGCAGATCTTGCAGTAGTAGAACCAGTAACAATGACACTTTTACGTTGTATGTTATTGGAAAAGAAACAAGCACTTTTAGAAGAGAAAACCCCGCAATAAATTAAGAGGTGTTTATGACGTTCCTTGAGCGGGTTACTAGCCGAGCAGGTAAAAACGTTATAGCGGGAATGAAACCGAAAGTAGATGAATTTGGTAATCCTGTTTATACCAAGAAGGGTGAGCCAGATTACTACTGGATTCATAAATGGGGTTCGTTCGCTGACCACCGATGGGTTGAAGCAACCCTCAATTATATGGCGGGCGAATGTGGTGATGTGTACTTCGGGTTAGGTGCTTTCCAAAAAGACCAAAGCCCCAATGCTAATGGGTATAACCGTAAAGCCTCCAACTGTGTGGCACTACGAGATATTGACTGTGGTGAAACGAAGTTCCTTAAACACAATGGAGTTGGGGTATATCGCACACAACAAGATGGGCTTCGTGCCTTAGTTGCTTGGATACAACAGGTAGGGTTTCCAAAGCCGACTATCATCAACTCGTCAGGCGAAGGCTTGCACGTTTACTGGGTATTAGACAGAGACGTGCCAAAAGATGAGTTCCGTGAGTACGGAGCAATATTCAAAGGGTTGGTTAGACGGTTTGGTTTAATGGCAGACCCTACACGGACAGGTGAAGTGTCCTCTGTATTGCGACCAGTTGGTACAATACACGTCAAGTCTGGCAAAGTGGTTACGACCATTAAAGATAATGTGACACCAGTAAACTGGGACCACATTAAGGCCATCTTGACAGCAGGTAAAATACACCTGCAGGATGCTGCATACCAAGCTGAACTCAACCGTGCCAAAGGGTTAGACTGGACATTAGGACAGACCCCAACGTGGCTGAAAGGTGACGAGCCTGTGGACATGGGTGTTGAGAATATACCAAAACGTTTTGGCACGATCATCACCAAACAGGAGTTGGAAGGTAAGGGATGTGCACAGTTGTACAGAATGTACAAAGACCAAGAGCATGTGCCGGAACCAATGTGGGCAGGTGGGCTTTCAATCATCAAGTTCTGTGAAGACAAAGATGAATGGGCTGTGAAGTTCAGTGAGGACTACTCAGGCTACGACAAGGATGAAACCTTCCGTAAAATGGAGCAGTTCCAGGGACCACGTACTTGTTCATGGTTCAATGCAAACAATCCTGGTGTGTGTGACGGATGTCCGCACTTTAAGAACTTAGCCACTAAGCCAAATCAGTCACCGCTGATATTGGGTATACAAGATGACCGCACACCCGTTGTTGTGCAAGCACCATTAGCAGTTCAGACGACCGCAGGGGTGGAGGCGTCGGTAGAAACAGAAACATTTGTAATACCTGCGTACCCATTCCCATTTAAAAGAAACCCCAACGGTGGGGGGATCTTAAAAGAACCAGGAGAGGAAGGCACAGCCCCTACTCAAGTGTTCCCCTATGACTTTTACCTATTTGAACGTACAGGTGAAGGATTAGATGGTGTTCCTCGCATATGGGCGAGGTTCCATTCACCGAAAGATGGCGTGATGGAGATGGAGTTAACTCCAGATGAGGTGTATGCAAATGGGATGACCCTTATGCAGAAACTTGCTAACCATCACATATATTTAAATACAATGTCACAGGCTGGAGAAATGGGTCATTATTTAAGAACTCAGCTTGTTGATTTACAAGCAGCAAAAGCAATGTCTCACGCACCTAAGCAATTAGGGTGGACAGCAACAGGTAATTTCGTGATTGGTCGTACTGAGTACACTCAGGCAGGTCCACGACTTACCCCTGCAAATGACACAGTGATTGCACAGAAATTTGCGAAGGCTTGTGAGCGAGTGAAAGACCATGATCAAAAAGTACAACTTTGGCGTGATGTGGTGTCCAGTCTATACGGTGCCCATGATGCTGCTATGTATCGCTTGGTACTTGCTAGTGGCTTTGGGGCTGTTATTCGTTCACGTTACGCATTGGAGCGTGGTGGTATTATTAACCTGTTCTCAGAAGAATCGGGTGTGGGTAAAACAACACTTACCAAAGTGGTAGCCAGTATCTATGGTGACCCAGAACCATTTGTCGTACAGGCTAAACACGGTACAACAAACATCGCCTTCTTCGAGATGTTGAGCTATTTGAACAGCATCCCAATGGTGATTGATGAGACTGGTCAGATGAATGCGTATGACCTAATGGAGTTTATCCACACCTGTACATCAGGTAAGGCGAAACTTCGTGGTTCAGCAAATGCAAACGACATTCGTGCATCATTACCAGGCTGGCGCACTTTTGTGTATTCAAGCTCAAACGTGAGCATTTGGAACCGTGTATCAGAGGCACGATTGGAGAACGAGGCATACATTATGCGTGTGTTAGAGTTGCCATTTAAGCCACTGAAACAGTCAAATGACAAAACCTTTGGTGATGACTTAATGCGTCGACTTGACCAGGTGAAAGGTGTCTGTGCACCAATCCTATTTGATTACATCGTGAAGAACGACACAGCTCTTCGCAAAGAATGGGATGATACAAACATCTATCTGTCAAGAAAAGCTGAAATGCACAGCCGTTATCGTTTTTGGGTGGACATGATGACTGCAGCTGCAGTGGGGGCAAGTGTTGGTTATCGACTTGGGTTATTCCCATTCGACCCACAAACTGTGAAAGATAATTGTGTGAAGATCCTTAGTTACTTAGCAACGAAGGCACAAGAGAAAGTGATGTCTGATACAGACATTATGTCTGACTTCTTCACAAGCAATATCGCACAGACATTAGTGGTGAGAAACCCTGACCAGCTTATGCCACAACAAATGCCACACAACAAAGTGGGCGTGCGTATTGAAGTGTTTGACAACCTTGTTCATATTTCACAACAAGCTGTGAATGAGTTTACGAAAGAGCGTGGGTTTGACCGTGGTCGCTTTGAACAAATCTTGGCAGATTGCGGTGGTAAACGTTTCAGCGTGAATATGTTAGCCAACACACAAATGGACATGCTAAAAACAAGAACACCTTGCTGGACATTGGATATGAACCATCCGAAGGTCAAAGAGAAACTGCAAATCCCACCGGAGGATATAAATGCGAACCAGACGGTCGCTGGCGGTGGTGTGTAGTCGGTTTGAAGATGCAGTGCGGTCTATGGACAAAGACGCACTGTACTTCTCCGCACTTTACGACAACAAGTCGCACATCGACATTGTCAGTGAAAAACTAAAAGAAATATCTGAAGCCCACAATAAATACTTTGATGGCTTCAAAATCCAAAAAGAGGGTGACACCTGGAGACTCGGTGTCACAGTTTACGAGAGTATTCAAGCCCGTGACAAGGCGATTAAGAAAGGGGTTAACTATGAGCGTTGTAGTGCTTAATGTAGAAGAGCAAAAAATGTATGCAGACACGGCAGTCTCGTTTGGACATATCGACTGTGCTCAGTATAAAAAAGCTCGTCACTACCAATGCGGAAAATATGATGTGTTAGTGGGTGGTGTTGGTTCACCAGAAGCTATTGACATCATGACAGCAGCAGCTCTCCGACAAATTACAGCATATTCAAATTATGATATGGAGCCAGGTAGTATGCCATCCTTGACGTGTTTTAGTAATGCAGAAGAGTTCATTACATCACGTGATATGATCAACAGTATGTATGACAAGACTAAGTCATCAAGTGACTTACTTGTTATGGCAAAACATTCAGAAACTGGTAAGGTTTATGTTGGCGTGATGAACGACAGCGCACTAATCCAGTGGGATGTGGAGCCTGTGCTTGGGGACTATTGTATTGTTATCGGTGCAACTGAAGTTATTGCAGCGTGGAATGCAACAGACCGTTCATCTGGTATGTACAGTCGCCTAGCCGCATTACAGCGTGTTATTCAGTTCTTGAAGACCCCTAACAAGTTCACGGTAACAGACATTTATGGCAAAACAGAAACTTATTTCCAAGATTGATGCAGAGTGGTGGACACCTGAAATGGTGGCAGAACTGCATGGTGTGAAGCTCTACAAAGTCAACGCGCACTTAGAGAATGGTGCTTCGTTGAAAATGCTTGTAGAGCGTCCATGGGCAGAGCCTATCCGCCACTGGACATCTGACAAGGTAGTATGGAGCGACAAGGTGTACGGTATTGAGTGGACATGGGGATTTATCTTCTACTTAATCAGCAAGTATGACAATGACCGCTTTGTGCTCAACCAACGTAGTTCACTTCGTGCTTTCGTAAGAAAACACATCACCGAACATGGCAGTGCAAGTGCAGGAATTAGACGCTGGTATGAAGAGTATATCCTTCCGTTTGGGCAACCCTTTGCTGACCACGTGAAACGTGCTTATGAACTGTTCCAAACAGGTGATGGCAAACTGCCACAGAAATCTTCGTGGGATAATATGCACATCACACAAGAGGACTTGTTTAACCAATCAGTGAAACGTACGAGAATGTACCCTAAACTGATCCACCACCTACCAGAAGACAAAATCACCGAGATGGTTTTGTTGGTATGTAGAAGAGCAAGACAGGGTGAACCGTATGACGAATAAATCGAAAGCCACACTAATGGGCGCAAGCTCTGATCAACGTAGTGACTTAGACTTCTACGAAACCCCATTAGCTGTAACAAAAGCCTTCTTAGAGGCATCTGGGTGGAGACCTAAGACAAATGTGATATGGGAGCCAGCAGCAGGGAATGGGGCAATCATTGATGTTGTTCAGGATATGTTGCCAGGTGTAATGACCGTAACGTCTGATGTCAAAGTTCGTCAACGAATGCTAACGCTTGAATGTGACTTCTTGCAACATACGTGGGCAGAAAACCGCCCTGAGTTGCAGAATAAAGACATCATCACTAACCCACCGTTTTCTCTCGCGCAGGAGTTTGTAGAGAAAGCCTTAGAGTTAGTAACGGGTGATATTGTTATGCTACTTCGTTTAGCGTTCTTAGAGACTGCACAGCGTCGCAAACTGTTCGACAGAAAGCACTTGCGAGAGGTGTGGGTGTCAAGTAAACGGATCCACTTCACCTCGCCATACCTCACCCAGCGTGAGCAGGAGACAGGTAAGAAGTCCAACTCCGGAATGGCAATGGCGTGGTTTATCTTTAACAGAAATTACACAGGAGACCCAGTAATAAAATGGATCTAACACGAAACATCATCACAATGGGGCTGAAACTAAAACCCAATACCGTTTATCGCACTGTATGGACAGTAGAGGGAAAGGAAGTTCACAACGCTCTTGTCACTACGCCAGATGGTGAAGACCCTATGGAGTTCTTACGGTTGTGGGCAGATACTGCACAGTATATGTTTGACATCCCACATGTTGACATTCAAGTATTCGAGGTAGCAGATGATACAAGAAACCAAAGTATGCAGTAAATGCTTTAAAGAAAAGCCGATTGATTCGTTCCGTTGGCTAAACACGCAAGGGCGTTATCAAGCAAGGTGCAAAGAGTGTGAGCGAGAATATTCGCGTAAATGTAAAAACTCAATGCCAGCGGACAAACGTGCTGAGTATGTTGTTACACACAAAATTAAACAAATGAGTGCTTTAAAAGTGCTTAAAATTTTAACTCAACAAAAGGAAACTTATATGACCCAATTAAAAACCCTACAAACTAACATCGAACAGTGGGCAGTTGACCGCAATCTACACACTGGTGATCCAAGCCGACAAGTGCTTAAACTTATTGAAGAACAAGGTGAACTAGCTGCAGCGATTGCACGCGATAACCACGAAGAGATGGCTGATGCCATTGGTGATGTGACGGTTGTTGCACTTGTGATGGCTAAACAACTAAATGCACCGGTTGACTTGTGGACAGCCTTCGAGAGATCCACGAAGGGCAGTGATGAAAAAGTGGATTTGAATGCTGTTATTGCCTCCTTAGCAGGGAACGTATCGCATCTAGCGTCTTTTGTTTACTATAAACATTCCCATCATGCGCACCACTTTATTGAATCTGTAATCACTACTGTAGCAGATGTGGCAGACGCATTAGACATTGACTACATCTCTGCAGTACAAAGTGCGTACGATACGATTAAAGATCGTAAAGGCAAATTAGTAAACGGTGTATTCATTAAAGAGGACGCATAATATGTTAGATTATGTTATTAGAGGTGGAATTAAAGCACCGTTGAAAAGACTCCCTATAGGTGTAATGACACGGGATATTGTTTTTCACAGTTTGTCTAATATCAACCGATTCGCTGGCATGAAGTTTATGGAAATGGATGAGCCATTTACTGTGCTAGAACATAGCATCGCAGTGGCAGAAATTATTATGGACGTAACAGGTAATGCAGAGTTTGCACGAATGGGACTCTGGCACGATGCAGCTGAAGCCTATCTAGGTGACATTGCAACCCCAGTTAAGTACATGCTAGGCAGTGCGTACACGGAGCTTGAACAGTGTGTAGAGAAACAAGTGCTGAGATGCAACACTGTATTGGATAACCGGGAACTAAGAGACGAAGTTAAACGGTATGACTCAATGTGCTGCATTGCAGAAATTATAGTAATGACAAATTTAGGTGGTGTATCAATGGATATATTAGTTGATATGATCATCAAAGACTGGTTTGACGGTCAGTCATTCGATTATGACATTCATATTATCAAGCTGTTCATAGAGAAACTAAAACAGCTCTACCACGTACGTGTATCTGCACACACAGGTGCACGTCAGGCAATGCGTAATCGAGCACACAAACTCGATCACACATTACTAAATGCGATTGCTAATGCACCGACCATTACAACGCATAAATTTAACGGTCACAATTTTCGCATTACTCGCGATAAAAATGACAAAATCATCAACATTGAAATTATGGGGTAACCACTATGGAATTTACAGAAGCATTAGACCACGTTAAAGAAGGCAGCAAAATCCAACGTGAAGGTTGGAATGGCAAAGGTATGTTTGTCTTCTTGGTAAACGGTGACAGCATTAAAGTTGCTATTCACGAAGCCTACGGAGATCCTAAAAAGGATGGCTACGACGTGCGTGACTTCTTAATGATGTTCACTGCACAACATGACTTAGTGCCTTGGTTAGCGTCACAATCTGATCTCCTTGCAGACGACTGGCAAGTTGTTGGAGATTAGTAGCAAATGATGGCCAAGTATTTATTATCAGCACTTGCGGTGCTGGTATTTTTTGGTGTAGCAGTATGGGCATTAAAGGAAACAGATGCCATAGATGAACAAGATAAGTAGAAGGGGTAACCACTATGAAATTTACATTTGGACCAGTCAAGATGGATGAATCAATGATCTTATTTAACTTCTTACAAGGCTTGAAAGGCGTCAAGAAGAAAAAAGGTGACACAATTATTATACCTAGTAATGTTAATGACATTTTCCCATTAAATTCATTTTGCCTCATATTCAATGCCCAACCAAGTGACAAATCACGTGAATTAGTCGTCACACGAGGATTTCATGTTCACAGTATTTGGACGAGTCCTAGAGGCACGGGGCAATGTGTGAACATAGATATTACACGTGAAGGTGATAATATGGAATGTGAAGACATGAAAGAAAACAATGACGCAGACAATCGCAAAGCTGAAAGAAGATTGTCTCTACCACCAAAATCTACGCAAGTAGGTGGTGACCATTATAGCAAGATGAAGATCCAACCTATTGACTTCATCTCTGCAAATGGAATTGGCTACATAGAAGGTAACATTATCAAGTATGTATGCCGATATAAGAGCAAAAACGGTGTGGAGGATTTGAAGAAAGCCCAGCACTATTTGCAAATGCTCATTGAGCAAGAAGAACGTGATCAAAATGAGTAGCGTCATATTAAGACTATTATTATTATGGGTGGTAGCAGTGGTTGTAACAGTAGGCATAGGAGTATTTGTTTATAATCACCTACCAGACACAGTGCGAGATATTGCAACATTCGTACTTATTGTAACAGCACCAGCCGCTGTGGTATGGGCGATTTTATCAGACTAAAACAGAGGAGTAACGTTATGACACGTGGAGAACAACTTGTAGGCATTGACTTTAATGTAGGTAACCGTGGAGATGTGCATGATTGTAAAATGCGTTTTGCACATGCAATTAACCAGCTTGAAGAGTTAAGACACGGGCCAACTGTACTTAATGCAACTCAAGAGCTTCTTCTAGAAGAAGCCATTACGCGAATAGTTGACGCACAAATGTGGGCTGTTAAAGCCATAACAGCTAAGTAAACAAAACCCCCTCGTCACTGAGGGGGTTATTTTATTTAGGCCCTAGGAACCTTTGTGCCCAGGCTTTCATGATGTCTTTAGCTACAGAGGGGATAAGCCTTAATGCAACATCTACGACCATCGCACCGCTCGCCCCTGCTACCACAGCAAGAACTGCAGCATACCACATGTTCCACTCACTCGCATAATGCTTGGCAAGGACAATCCCTATATATGCACCTAACCCAGCGTCCACACATTTAGAGCAGAGAGGCTTACCTTGTCCGTAAGCCATCACGCCCTTAAACGCACCAAGCAGGGCACCAATAACTAAGACACTAAATTCGACTACGTCCTGCGTGATCTCCATCTAACCCCTCACATTTAAATACATAAACTGCTGCACCGAGGAACCAAATAGACAACGCGGTACTGACTAGCAACATCAAAGAGAGTGGGGGAGAGTCTGAGACAAACCCATTGGCTAGGATTATCTGCACAACTGTACTAACCAAGTAAACGAATGACTTAAACACTTGTCTGCGATCACCCACCGCATACGGTGTTAGCCACCCAATTAACCCAGCAACAATCGTTGCACAGATAAACAAAGTGCTGTTGTTCTCCAGTGACTTAGGCAGGATAAAGTCAATATACTTCATCCCATCAAGTAACACGGCAATAGTTAATACGACGTTGACCATTACAGACCCGACTAACACAGCTCTCGTGTCTCGTCCATAGAGTATGGTAAGAAGTTTACATAACATATGGCACTCCATTTGTTTTGTGCGTAACTTATGATTGTTATTCAGTGAACCCACGCGAACTGCTGGTTGACATATATGTAGCATAATCCAAAATTATGCGATTACTGATGTGTTCATGAATAACTTTCATAAACTAATTATCGTTAAAATATCCTACTAGGTTTACAACGTATCGTACGTTTGTAACACCGTAACACCGCACAATTCTTGATCCGGCATCAATATATACGGTGTTACCATCATGTAATTGATCTTCAATCAAGTCCATTGGGGTTGGACAATCATCTGGCAGCACTGCAACAACTGGATTATTATTTGTCTTCTTAAAGTCTAAGTGAATAATACCAAAGCTATTTTTGATGTTACATTTACGCAAGCCAGGAGCAGTATTGTTATTCCAAGGTTGGGCACCATTTTGGAAAGTAACAAGGTATGATCTTGAGGTCTTCTTGGTGCGCAGTTTACCATTAACTTCTTCAAAGTCATCATTGTGTAAAGCATCTCTATGTACTACTTTCATTACAAACCTCTTAGTAGAGGGGCCAAGAAAATTTGGCCCACTTGGTCATTATGCCGCAGGTAATAAGTAACCTTTGGAATTGCCAGCGAAGTCTTGTACTTCTTCACCTTTAAGAACTTCAAGCATTGCTGCTTTACCTTCTGCAGATTTCAAGAACTCTAACACAGCTGCTTTGAACTCTGGAAGAGCTTTGATTTCAGTGAAGTATTCAGACGCTGATTTAGGTGCATCAACAAACTTAGCTAAGTCTGCTTCAACAATATCACCGTTAGATAACGTTAATTTTAATTTGTTATCTTCAGTGATTTCTGCACCTTGTAATTTCACGTCAATAGCTTGTGCTGGTAACGCTAAACTTACTGTGGTGTCATCTAACAACGTGAATACGATGTTATTACCTTGTACGACCGCAGATTTAAATGCGTTCATACCGTTTAATTTGCCGTCAGGACCGATTGTTAGGAACTTACCGACTTCATTGTTGTGGAGAACTTTCATCACCATTTTTATTTACCTCATCTGAGTATGTTGGACCAATTACCGAGTAGTGCTCTTCACCGTCGAACCCAGTCACCGGGAGAAGTGAAGCATCTAACAAGGCTTGTTTACGTTGTAATTCTTCAACCTGTTTAATTAGGTCTCCGAGATTGGAGATGTTTTGTTTCAATGAGCCATCTACCACGCTCATTGGTGCACGAAAATACGTGCAATCACTTAATGTAACAATCACCTCGTCACCAGCACGTGTAATGTTGGTAATACGACGATCATCACAATGATTTAGTGGTCGGGGAGCCTCACTGTTGCAAGACTGGCATCCAGCCACACGAGTACCTAAACGCATAATTGTCTCCTGTTATGGTAGTTTAGTTGGGAACGGCTCGTCCGTTGTCCACACCATTGCTTGTGGACGAAGGTTAGTAGGACCTACATCTGGGATCCAGTCATTTGTCGGCTTACCTGTAGTACCTTCTTTATACGGTGTGAACCGCATAAAATTGGCATCTTTAACACCACCTACATAAACCCCCGCTACGGGTTTATTGGTGTCATCATCAAACAGTTGGAAGTTCAATGATACATTTGCACGGAACCCTTCTGGAATGCCACCTTGACCGATTACTTCAACACGAGCAGGTTGGCGAGAAAAGAAACCTTTTTCTGTCTTACCAGCATAGCCGAATAAGTCATAAGACAACCCACCCATAAAACAATACACGGTATTGTTAATACGTTGCAGTTTGATATAGGCATTAGGTTTTAAACTCTTGGTGTTCTTCAAGGTAATTAAACCCGTATTACCATAAACCACAACCCACTTATCATTTACGCGCTGCCACAAGAAAGCACCTACACCAGCACCATCTGTTGATTGATACATCATGCCATCAGTTTCAGTGCCTTTGATAACCCCATTAGTTGTGCTAGGGTCATCAGGTCTACCAGGACCGACTAGTGCATTAGAAGTGTAGGCGACTTCTAATTTATTATCAGAATTGAGAACAATCGTCTTGTTATCAATATCCAATGGTGTAGCAAATTTAGTTGCCATATTTACTCCTAATACCGCCTATTTCTAGGCGGGTATATATTAAGCAAGACCCTTAGCAGTCCATTTAACTTGGATAGCTTTGGCTTCATTGCTATTTGCAGTGCCATATACTACCAAGACTTTATCGTCTAAACGGGCAAATGCAAACTCACCAGTCAATACTGCAGGTGATGCAGATACATTCAAAGCAGTTACTTGAAAGTCTAACACTTTATGGAATGGTAATTCTACACGTTGCACGCCTTCAATCACGCCTTCTTTGGCGGAAGTCGCTTGCACTTCTACAATACCACCGACTTCTTTAAGACCATTGCCGTACTCGATTTCGTAGTGACTTTGGTCGCCTTGCACCTTAACAGGGGAAAGCACTTCACCTGGTGGGATTTCGATTACTGTTTCATAACCGTTGATGTTTACTACTTGTTGCATAGCTCACTCCTTATTTCACAATAATCTTCAGATCATCCCAATAGACAGAGTCTGTTGGGGTTGCATTTGCTGCTACCGTCACAGTGAGTGTTTTAGTAGAAGAATCATAAGAAGTACGAGTTTTACCTGTTGAGATATATCTAGGTAAGTTATTTGTATTACCTATTGCACGAATGGTAAATTGTGCTTCTTGCCCTGATGTTACTATTACAGTATGTTGTGCTGCGACCTCATTCTCGGATGCAGCTAGTCCACCCAATACTCCGATTATATCATTAGGCTTCTCTATTCCAACAAAATTAGCTGCTTTTATAAAGTCTGGATTTACCAGTCTATTAGGTGGTAGAGTATTATCATAAGTGTCTTCCACAACTCCTTTCACTTTAGTGAATACATAACGTTGTGGGAAATCTATTCTATCCTTAATTCCTAATACGATAGGAATACCTTGCCATTTACAATCTTTACCAGCAGGGCGACACCAAATTACACAGTGATAAGGTGCATCATTATAGTATGTACGACGAGTAGGTAATTTGAGATCACTTCTGAATGTGAAGATCTGTGATTCTGCATCAAAAGTTCCTAAGTTTTTCAGATAATATGGAGGCTGGACATTTGATTTATCCCATTTAGCCCCATGATAAAAACTACCAGAAGCTATTACTAAACCTTGAGATGGACTATAGCAACTGCCATCCTCCATCCAACTACTACCGTTACTATAGCTAGTAGATCTAGAGTATTCTTCGTTACTATAACTACGAGTATTGTAATAACTATAATCACCTGAACCTTCACTAGAAACTACCACTGTACTCGCGCCTTCTAGCTTAATTTGCTTACCTGCAAACCCACGTCCATCTGCAAATACGTTAATATATTTGCCGAACTGACTAAATTTTTCACCTGTACCAGTAGTGTACACATTCAAACGTTTGTTGTGTGTTAAGTCTGTTGCAATAATCAAAGGGCAGTCCGTACCAGTAGGCACATAGTTTGTATTCGTACCATCATTTACAATACGCTCAGCAACCGTAAACGTCATAGTCTTAGTATTGTTCTGTGTATTTGTATCAATGGTAGAAATTGCTTGTAAGCCGAAACTGAATGAACCAACTTTAGAGAATGTAACAGGCACGGTGATCACTAAAGATTTACCTGATGCCATTGCAGGAACTTTCCAAGTCAACTCGCCAGTCTTAGTCTCACCAATGTTATTAGTGGTCGGTGTACCTAATTGGTATGTACCTAATTGTGGTTTAGTTAAAGTAACAAGAACTTCACCAGTAGGGTTTGCACCAGCATTGGTAACAGTAGCAATAAGGTTTACTGTTTCACTTTGGTTCTTATGGATCTCTACGTTTTGTTTACTTGCCGCTAAATCCACAACAACGTCAGTAAAAATATTTTCATTAGGAACAAGACATTTACATTCACCATCTTGGTTCACTAAGATTGACGTATTTGGTTTCCACGCTGCCTTAGGTAATGATGCCATTGCTGCGCAATCAAACCCATTTCCTTGTGGACCAGGAGGACCTTGAAGACCTTGTGGACCTTGAGGGCCAGCATCGCCACGGTCACCTTTAGGACCAGGAGGACCTTGAAGACCTTGTGGACCTTGAGCACCATCAACGCCTTGACGACCGTCTGCACCTTTCGGACCTTGAGGACCAACATCGCCACGATCACCTTTAGGGCCTGGAGGACCTTGAAGACCCTGTGGACCTTGTGGACCACGCTCACCATCGACACCTTGACGACCATCTTCACCTTTAGGACCAGTGTCACCCTTACGGACTGGGTCAATAGTAACAGTCGAGCCATCAGCATTGGTTACAGTAACAGTGCCGTCATCTGCCTTAGTTGCAGTGGTTGGTTTCACCATCACTTTTGTGTTGACATCACCAGACACCAAAGTAGCTGAACCGTCTGCAGCTGGCGTGATTTTGAGTTTTGGTACAGTTACAGTAACACCGTTGGTACCTGTAATATCATACCCTGTATCAGTCTCAACTGCTGTAGCTGTGATTTTTTTCAACATAGCAGCTAGATCAATATGGAACGGGGTATCGTCCGCCATCGTTAGTGTAATAACGGTGCCATTTACCGTAACGTCTTTAAGATGTTTATCCTGGATAATCGTAGAAGTACACGATTTTGTCCCATCGTTAAAGAGTAAACAAATTTTACCCTCGTTCATTACGATGTTTTCTACTTCTTTAAAGCACAACGCACCTTCTTCTGCTAACTGACAAATAGCTGACGCAAGAATGTCACACGTTACTACGTGGCCACCACGCCAAATACGTTGTTCGTTACAGTCTACGATACCTTCTTGCAGTTGACCTGCTTCAATCATTTGACGGATCAGGTCTTTGACAATCAACTCAATATTGCCAAGAGATGATCCGCAACCTTTTCTGCAACCCATAGATACCTACCTATTGTTGTTTGATTGCACGAGCAATTAAGCCCACCACACCAAGAGCAGTGATTACGTAAGGACGTAAGTGCTCAGGCACGAAGTTACTTACCACGCTGAATTGGTCAGACAATACAGGGGTTACAGTGACGGCACCGAGCACCCAAGTTGACCAAGAACGGATATAGTCTTTAAATTTAAAAAATTGCATAGTTTAACCCTCCACGAGTTCAAAATGCGGTCCATCAATAAAGGCTTTGTTGCCTGTCTTTCTTCGTGCTGCTGTGTACTCTTCTGCCATTTGTTTTGGTGTCCGAGTGTCTGTGTTCAGCATGCACCAGCACCCGCCCCAGCGGACTTTTACACCGAGTTCTTTTGCTGCATTACGCATTGCATCGACAATCGGGTAGAAGTCTTTTAAGTCCCAGCTAGTTGGATAAGGCACTAAGTCAACTGCGTGCGCATAGCCATCTTTCTGAGCAAGGTGTTTGCTGTTCATTGTTTGTGATACACCCTTTTTCACATTGGCTTGCTGAGTAGCGTGGGAACGTAGTCCCTCTGATACTGCGAAGTCTGTTGTTGAGAGTTCTAATGCTCGCTCAACAACTTTGCGAAGTTGTGGGTGTACAGTGGAGAGTTGGGATTGGGATTTTTTGGAAAATTTAAAATTCATTATTGCCCCTGTGTAAAACAAGAATGTCGACGGGGGCTGTCAACATTCCTATTGTATTATTAAGCAGCCAAATAAGCAAGTGCACTAACTAACACACCAAACAACACACCGCGCCAGAATACACAGCACGGGCATTTAATGGTCACAGATTTTTGACCTTCCTCAACTGGAAGATCTACATCGGGGGCTTTCACTACATTGATTGCCCACTCGGTGAACTTACCGAGCGGGGATTTGTAGTAGCAAAATACCTTCTTCATTGGAGATAATTCGCTCATTAGTCTACTCCTAATTCATCTAATCTTCGCATAAACTCACCGTAAATTTGGTTGCGTTTAGCATAAAGTGCGGCAAGTTTTTCTTGCACCATAAAGAGTTCTTGTGGGTTCTTGTCTTCCGTCATTCGCAACTGTTTCTCACGTTGTTTTAACGAGTTAACTGAGTTCCCTTCCTCGTCCTTGAATTTTAACTCATTGCGTAATTCTTTGTCCAACGCGACGAGTTCTTGATACTCTTCAGGTAGATTGCTCGCACCAGTGAGCATGTCATCGACTGACTCACCAAGACGGTACTGTTTACGAGCCTCTGCAATACGGTTTTGGACTTCTTCTTGAAGTGCAAAGCTGTTGTATTCAGCAGTTTTACCTTTAAATACTGCCGCACCCATCGAAGACATTAAATCTCCAGATTTCGCATACTCTTTATTCGCTGTCTTCACCATTGTGTAGAAGCCACCAAATAACTGAGCCTGTAAGTCTTCAACTGACCCTGGTGTGATGTCAATAAAGCCATTTGTCGCACGGTTCATCGCATGGGCTACAGCGATAGAGAAGTCGCTGTCTTTGTCACGGAATTTGACTGCGTTAGGTCCATCTGTAATCTCACGACCTTCCTCATCGAATTGACGTGGGATTGCATCACGGCCAAAGAAGTCTGTACCTTTCATACGTAGTGCTGGAGCCTGTAAGATGGTCGGTAATACTGCGTACATTGAGTCGAACAACGCGTCGCCAGTCTGTGATGGAGAGAACGGGGTAAGCCCTTGAATCGCACCATCCCATGCTTTCTTAACAGCCTGACCTACTGTGTAGTTTCCGGTGATTAACCCGGTGAACGCTAAGATACCGTGTGTATATGGGCGTAGTCCGTGCTCAACTGGGATTGCAAGGCCACCGTCTTCTGAGGTACCTACCCAGTCACCAATCCCTTTTAAGCGGAAGAATTTTGACTTACCGTCGTCATCATCACCTGCAGAGCCAGCCATAAGTGCTTGCATTGCCAATAAGCCACCAAAGATACTCGCCATCTTAATCCCTGCCATACCATAGCGAGGGTTGAATGAACGGATTGAGTTTGGTAAGCCCACCATATTGGCATTCCAGAACATAAACATATTACGCTCAAATTGGTTACCAAGTCCTTTGTTTTGGAAGTTCCCGGTGATATTTTTCGAGCCTTCTGTTGCAAGTGCGCTGACTTCAGGGTTGTTCGCCAAGAATTGTTGCAAGTCTGCCTCTGAGGTGAATTTACGTCCTGCCTTATGTTCAAGGAATGTCATCCACGTTGCATAACGGATTGCATCATCTGATGAGTGCATAAGGTCCATGTATTTCTTACGCCCTGTGTTCCACCCACGTTTAGCCTTGCCAAACATATCTTTACTACCAAACACATCAGCATCTAACGCATCACGTGTTGTATCAAGGTCGAACTGTGCAGAGTGCCCCACCCCACCGTGTTTACGATACATCTTGTATCGCCAGTCAGCCTTCTCCATGTCGTAGCGAGATTTCAAGATCATGCCCAAACTTGAATAGGCTTTTGCAATGGTCTTTAAACTCAATGCCATATGCTCACTGTCTGATAACCCTGACCGTCCACGGAACGCTTGTTGGTGGCCAAGTAACGCCTGTGTACTGTCTCGCAAGATGGATGTGATGAAGAACGCTGGGGTTTGTGTACGCACTTGCGCATACCAGCGTGTGAGGTTACCCACAGAACGAAGTAAACTGAAGGTACTATCATCACGGTCCACGGCATCACGGTGTCGCTGTAAGTTCTTAGATAAGAACGGGTCGACAATCGTCGCAGTGTATTTGTTACCGTTCTCAAAGAATGTAATGGTGTTACCTTCTACGAGACCTTGTGCGCGTTGTTGGTATTTACCTTGGTCAGTCTTGCTGATTTTTGTCGCATTGAAACGGATAAAGCCGTCAATCGGATACTCAGCTAATGTCTCACGTAGCTCTTGCATTAACAACGAGTTCTCTGCTGACTTCAAGCGAGCCTTCGCATTAGAGAAGAAGTGCGTCATTGGGCTGTCTGCCTTCGTCACACGACCTGTTCCTTTCTTGAAGAACGCTGTTGCATCATCACTCTCGTTGCGTAGTGGCACGTAGAATTTACCATAAGCTAGATTATATGCCTGCTGAGTCATACGCCCTGCCATTAACTCCATATCTAGCACTTGGTTGTTGTAACGGATAAATTCGTCTTTCAACTGTTGTGCAAATTGTTGCTCTGCAGGTGACAACGTAGCCAAGAATTGTGAGCCGTCTGGGTCTTGCACTTGATTGCCGTTAGTGTCCAAATACCAGAACCCAGTAAGATTATCAGTCACTTTACGGCGACGACCTGTAAGTGGATCGATTGGCACGTTTTTAAATAGTTCGCCCTGGCGGTCTTGTGCACGCATTGCATAGAGGATGTCATCAATCTTCTCTTTAGTCAGACCACTCTCACGCATTAACTTGTGGATTTCACGCTCCATTGAGTACAGTGTTGCCTCACCAGTCACAGGCTCGCCACTGATTTGGTATTCAAAGTCTTGACGAATATTGTCAAGTTTGCCTTGCAACGTATCACGAATATCTGCACCGTGAATGTTTTGAATTGCCTTCTCAATCTGCCCTAAGAACATTGAAATACCTTGCTGGCGGATTTGCTGACTCAACATTGTTCCGGTGAGCTGACGCACTGGCCATACTAACTTGTCATCTGAGCCACCGAGTACACGGTTCAACATAGACCAGAACTTATACATTGGTGGTGAGAAACGTTGCAAGTGACTCATCATGTCTTTTGGTGGACGTTGGATCACGTGGTCTTTTTCAACTTCACCAACCCACAAGCCATATTTCTTGACCAAGTTAGAGAGCTGACCAAAGGTCAAATTCTCAACCAGTTGTGGCACACCGTTTACGTCATCATAATGGAACGACCACGTACCAGTCTGTGCATTCAAATACCCTACTGGCTTGCCACGGACAAACTGGTTATCTGCGCGATAGCCATAGTGGTAAACAGTTGGACGTTTTTGTTTCGTTGAGTTAGTAATACGTTGGTCTAAGAACAACGACTTATTCACATCACTTGCAGCTTTACGAATATCTAAGGCTTTTGCAACTGTATCAATCACGCCACGAAGACCGTTGAAATTAGGATCTACTGACTGAATATGCTTAGTCAATTCATCCAACATGTTAAATTCTTCGTTCGTATTAGGATCAACCCATTTCTGTGCATCAAGCTCGACAAGCGTGTTGATGAACTCTTCCACGTTTACTTGGTTTTGGCGTTGTTCTTTTGCAGTTTTATTACGCTCTACTGCAGTAGTAAGTGCTGTATCTGCGTCAGTGTCAGCCTTGTTTGCCTGTTGTAATGCTGCCTCTTTGTCCTTATACACTTGTTTTGCTTTATCAAGTGCGTCTTCTTTACGCTTGAGGTCTTTATCACTACCTTGATGTTCATCAAGAGCTTGTTGAGCTTTTGCTAAATCTTCTTTAGCTTTATTGAAAGACGTTTGTGCTTTAATACGTGCAGTTGAGGCTTTCTTACGTGCAGTGTTTGCATCACGTTGCGCATTTGACTCCGGTGTGCCCATAAACGGTGGTTTATAAGTAGAGTCGTTTTTGTGTGCTAACAGTGCTGCAGCTGCCTCTTTAATCTGTTCGTCATATCGACCAGTAGTATCTGATACGATCTCTCCGAGTTTCTTGTAGGCTTTGCTATATGAGCCACCTGCAGAAAACAGGTTGACCATCACGTTATATGCTGCAGGAAGTTCACCCTCTAAATAGCCTAAGTGGTTTTGTGAAATAGCCCAGTGCAATAATTCGTGCACGACAGTACGATGGAATGATGAATCATCTGCCAACGATTCGTTAATTTCTAATGTACCAATGCCATCAGACTTATAGAAATAACGTGCTTGCACATCTGTATTTAAATTTTTAATCGCCACCACGTTTGGTAGTGGTACTGCGTTCGCGATTGGTGCACCTTTACTGTTTACGCCATTAGCTAAATTGATTAGTGCTTTAACCAACGGATGTTTGTGGTAGCCAGATTTAGGGTCGTTGTAAATCAACTGCAAGAAGTCTTTTAACCCTGTCTTGTTACCGTATCGGTCAGTCTCTTGAATTTTTGCAATGAGCTGTTGAGCATTAAAGTCGTGCACTGACGACTGTACAACCGCCTCTGCCACATTTTGAGTCTGTGGCTGTGTCATCACACCCACTGTGCCAGATGGCGGTGTATTAGACGTGTTAGCCGCTAAGTTCTGAACTGCCTGAGTACCAAGTTGCTGAATCTGTTGTTGTGCCTGTGGTGCGCTTGCTGCCAAGTTATTCACCGCCTGCTGACCTTGTTGAACCACAGAGGTAAGTGCAGGGATGTTCACATTGTTGGCATAAATCAACACACCATTAGGCGTATGAACAACCTCAATGCCTTGTAATGCGTCACGGGCTTGTTTACCGACAGAACGTAAGAAATCACCTGATTGTGTTCCCCACAATGGCTTAGGTGTGTAATTATCACCTGTTCTAATTGCCATATCAGCCTGAGACAACTGACCAGCTGCGAACTCACCACCGTTCAGTTTACTGCTAAACGCCTCACCGAGTTTCTCCATATACGGAGACGGTTTAGGGAGTTGGTCGCCAGATGTCAATGCAGCTAATGTGCTGTCAACGTATGCCTTAATTTGATCCAAGTCAATTTTAGTGCCACCGTTCAACCCACTATACATGCCAGGGTTTTTGGCAAGATCTTCCTGTAAGTTTTGTAACTGCTGAATAGGGTTTTTTGTATAAGCAGTTTGCGTAGGCGCATTGCCATTAAACAGGGTAGGTTTAACAGTCTGTTTAATTGCACCCACAAGATGTGTAATCTGCCCTGCCTCATCTGGTGTGATATTGCCGAATATACGACTGTTCACATCAACTGGGTTTACTTGCCCTAACGCACCACTCGCCAATTCATTAGCGGACTGGCTGAGTGCGTCAACCACGTTAGTAAGTTCTACTTGGTTCACATAACGTTGCGACTGTTGAGGGTTTAAGAAGTTACTACCACGTTGCTGCGTAGGTGACATATTTTGTGCACGTGACCACCCACTAATGTTTTGATTGAGTTGGTTCAACGCGATAGCTGGGTTTTGTTTGTACACAGCGTCAAAATCTGCCATCCATTGTTTACGTGTTGCATCATCTACACCTGCGTTTTTCGCATGATCAACTGCACGTTTTACATTATCGTAGAATCGTGTTTCCATCGCTGGATCTGTAAACGCGTTGTGTTTAGTTGCCTGGTAACGGGTAGACTTAGGTGCGGCATTTGTGAAGTACCGACCAACCGTTTTTGTTAACTCTGCTTGGTCACGTGAAACAATTTTTTCAAGTGCATTAAGATGGTCTTCTGCAATTTGTTTTGCCATAGAATCTTGTGCAGTTGATAAACGGTTTCTCACATTTGCAATAGACGCTTTAAGGTCTGTTGTATCAATCCCGGTTGCATCACCTTGAATACGGATTAGCTGGTCTTTGACAGCTTGACGGTCAGCGTCTGAGAAACGTTTTAGCCCATCAGTGTTTGTACTAATACCACCAATCCCAGTCTTTTGGTTTTGGCTTAATGTAGTTAGTGCAGGGATAGCTTTCTTGCCTTTAGCAAGCCCCGTTACGCCTTCAAAAATGTATGATTTGTCTGCGTCCACCAACATTGTTTGCAAGTCATTGACAGCACTTAAATCACCGTTTTTAAGTCTATCTTGAATGTCAGCAAGTTCTTGTTCTATGTTGGCGTCAACACCTTCAGCACTTTGAATGGTATTGTCTAGCAGTGATACCACATCTGCATATGCTTTACGGTCTTTTGTGGTCGGATTGAAATACGTATGAAGTGGGTCGTAAGATATACCGTATTGTTTATTCGCTACATCAAAACCAACATCATTCTCTAACTCTTGTGCAGTTTGTGTGAATAATCCGTTAGGATCTGCTGAACGCTGAATAGTAGATTGTTGAGCACCTTGCATTGCTTGCTGTGCTTGGTTTTGCGCTGCAATCGTTGCCTCTGCTTCTTCATAACGCTCTTTAGGGGTTGCCTTAGCAGAGTTAGCATATAACGCTTGGAACTCTGGTGATTGCTGCGCTACACGTGCCTCATAATCCTCGTTCTCATACTGTTGTTTATATGCGTTAGCCGTCTCGTCAAACTTGAATCTGTTTTTGACTACATCAACAGTTGAAAGTGGTGCTTTGGCTCCAAAACCAATCAAACCCTCGAACATTGACTGAGTTAACTTGGCTTTTTCTTCTTCAGGCGTAAGTTCACGGATTGTACCGTCTTGATTAACTTGACGAGTGTTCTCTTCATTCCAAACTGTCGCACCTTCTTGTACCGCCTCACCGGAAGATTTTACTCCAATTTTACCAACACCTTTAATCAAGCCAACACCACGTGTGAATAGTCCAGGACCAGTGACTTGGTCACCCGCTACCTTGCCACCATGAGTAGTGATGATCTGTGCGAGTTCAGCCGCTGATTTTTGAAGTGTAGAGGTAGGGATGTTCTGCCCAGCTGCTTTGCTCCAGTTGAATAATTTATCAGTAAGCTGTTTGGTTGTACTTTCTAAGTTGCCAGGGATTAGACCTGTAATAAGACCGTTAATACCTGCGTTTTTGGCAACAAGAACTTTTACATCATCTGTAATTTCCTTGTTATCATTCATCAGGTCAGCCATCATCACACCACCAGATTGGACAGCTTGCATCGCTGCTGCAGGGGCTGCACTTTTAACAAGTGATGCGTAATTTTTTAAACGGTTCCACAATGTTAGACCAGCTTTACCCGCACCGATAGCAGTACCCACAGCTGCACCAATTTGACCACCTGCTGCTGCACCTGGTGCTGCACCAACGCCACCACCGAGAAAACCAGCGACTGCACCAATCCCAGTACCAATAGCTGATGTAATTGCTGAGTCAGCTGCAAGCCCACCAGCAAGGTCACCACCAATACTCGCAAGAAGTTCTGGGTTACTTAGCACATATTTCATCGCGTCGCCAACACGGTCTTGCGATAGGTAATAGTTCAATGTTTGTTTCTGTGCTTTTAAGGTTTTTGAGTCGCCTTCATCAAGCCATTTTTGGAACTCAGCTTGGTATTTAACACCTTGTCCAAGACCTGTCTCTTTGTCACCATCACCACCCATACCATCTAATAAGGCACCGATATTTGTAACAGATCGCATTGCACCAGACGTGAACCCTTTACCAGCCGTTTTGATAGCGTCCGTATAACTGTTTTCAGCATCTTCTTTCTCGTCCATGCCATATGTCTTTTTGGCATTGGCAATCGAGCCTTCAAGTGTCCACCCTTGTGCTTGTTTCTCTGCTAACTGTTCAGGTGTTAGGTTTGACGCATACCACTTAAATGCGTCATCTAACATATCTCTACGTACAGCAACTGGGAGTTTGTTAGCTTGGTCAGGATTAAGGCCATATAATGTCCAGAATAAATACGGGGTAAGTTTAGTAGTGTCACGCATACGTGCACTGTTAAGACTCTTACTTCCATTATTTGTTATATCGGATGTGTCATTTTGTGCAGCAGATATTACACCACTGTATTTATTGAATAATGGCTCAACTGATTTCTTTAACTGTTCAGCGTGTGCGTCATCTTGCACTAAGATTGGTGTGAACTTAGTTGGTTGGTTGAAATCGTACACGGGTTTATGTGGTGCAGGTTGTCCTTCTGTTTGTTGTTGCTGTTGTGCCTTAACAAATAATCCAGACTGTTGCGGTTGAGGTTCTGCTTGCTGTTGTTGGACAGGGAGTTCACGACCTTGACGAGTGTATAAGTCCTGCATAGATTGTGGCAATACGCCTGTGCCGTAATAGGTACGCACATCTTCAAATTTTGCAGAATTGTCCGCCGCAGGATCACCTTGTGATTTCAATACATCATAGGCTTTACGACGAAGTTCCCAATCATATTCAACTGGATCCATTTGTGGTTTCATAGGTCGCAAAAACCCACCTTGTTGTGGTGGGTTAGCAAAGGATAAGTCGCCAACACCGGTTGCTCCGGCTGCTATCTCTTGTGGTGTCAACATAAGTTACATACCCCATAATTGGTTTTGTGCATTTCTGTTCTGCTCTCCAACTAAGCGTGCAAGTTCTGGGTCAACCATTCCAGAATAGTCAATTTTTACTGGTTGGTTTTGGTTAGCCTCTGCAACTTGCTCTTGTTGTGTCGCCTGTGTATTTGGCTGATTATACATCTGAGCGTAAGGATTTTCCACTTGAGTTACGCCTTGTTGCATTTGTGGCATGAAGGGATTACCGTTTTGTTGACCACCCCCTGCGGTCGCATACTGGTCATAGTTGTTGAGGGTTATGTTTGGGTCATTGAGGTGTTTTCTCAGTGAGTCCTGGACGAACTTCATATCACGCGTTTTTTGTGCATACGGTGAACCAGGTAAACTTGCCCATGTACCTGCAGACTTACGAATAGCCGTATCAAAGTCTCCATTTACAATGTATGGTAACGCACCGTTTTGTTTTAGCAAGGCGATGGCTGCCATACGCTGTGTCTGTGGTTGGAAGTCATTTACTTCGTACCCTTGTCTGCGTAAATCATCGTATGTACTGTTTAAGAACTGGAACGCACCCGCCGCTGATGATGTGTTTTTCTTGCCATCAGTTTGGGTGAACCCCCATGAAGGGAACCCACCTGCGCGTGACAAATCTTGGATCATAACCTTGCCACCACCCGCAACCGCATAAGGATTAGCGTGCCTGGACGTACCTTCTGCGTCCATCAACATATTTAAATATGCGTTCACGTTCGCATTGTTTGCATACTGTTGCAGGTCTTTAAAACTCGCCATTACTTAATTCCCCACATATTGTAAAAACTATTATCCACTCCACGTGCTTGGTACCCATCTCTAAACTCAGATTTGTATTGCGGAAGTGCTGGTGTGTCAACTGGCTTGATTTGTTGTGTGTACAATTTCTCGTAAGGGTTGATCACTTTCTGTGTATCTTCCTTACCAGTAAAAGTGTACCCTGCCTGTTCCGGTGATGTACCATTAAACGCAGATTCAACTGGAGTTGTCTGAACAGCTGTAGCAGTGGTTGGTTGCCCGTTTAGTGGCGCGATAGAACTGTTGTACACCGTGGTTAAGTCTTGCACATAAGTAGGTGACTCTGCCCACTTACGTCCACCCTTACCATTTTGAAGTGCGTTAGCGAATGCACCAAAATCCTTAGCACCCTTCGTACCTGGATAAAGCCGCTCCATCAACCCTACATAATCTTTAGCAAATGAATCATCGCTGTCATACGTACGGAATTTGCGTAGGTTACCTGCGTCACGCGCTATTACCCCATCACGCCCTTTACGGAACTCATGAATACCAGCATAGTTATGTGAACCACGTGGGGTAATTTTACCCCACATTGATTCCTGACCAAGTTGGGTCACAAGATAATCCACTGGGATCCCCGCCTTATCTGCATAAGGCTGGAGAATCGGTGCCCAATATTGTCTAAATTGTCCTGCTACTGTCTGTGTCATAATTTACTCGTTTGCGTATGTTGATTTGGCTGCGGTTGTTTTATCTGGGTTTTTGCTCTTTGCCGCTTTATTAGACTCAGTTGTTGCAAGTGAATATACCGCTGCATTAGTCGGTGCACCAGACCACATTCCACCATAAGAACCATTGAGGAATCGGTTTACATTAGTTGCTGCATTGATTCGTGCTGCAGCTGCACCTTGTGGAGATCCGCCTGCCACAGCCGCCATTGCTCGGTCTGCACTAACTCCATTGATCACTTGACCGTTCGGTGCTACCACGTTTACAGTTCCATCATTATTAAATGTGACACCATTCAAGCCTGTATGTGCTCTAAATCCATTTGCAGAGACCATATTTGGTGTATCAGCACCATAATACATGCCCGCTGCTGAGTTACGAGTCTGAGCATTATCAAGGCCTTGTTGTGCTGGTGCGTATGCGTTTGCAGCTGCACCCCAAATACCCATTCGTTGTGCTTGTTCTGCTGTAGCCAGGTTAAGAGCCTCTTGTGCATTAAGAGCCATGCCACTTTGCATATACTCTTGAGCACGACGATGTGTCTCAGGATCTGCTTGAACTTGCATTAACCCTGCTGTCGCCTCACCTTGCAAGTTAGCTGCTTGACTTTGTTCATAACGAGCTTTCGCTGATGTAGCTCGGTTACGTAAATTCCAATATGCCTCTTGATCACCAAAGTCCCCGCGAATGCCATTCGGCATCGCATAAGGGTCAACCTTGCCTTGTGGGTCTAAATACGTAGTGTCGTAGCGGTACCCACCATTAGGCAATCTCTCATAAATAGGATAACCATTTGCCCCCATCTTAACTGGTGGCTCTGCTGGACGCTGATACACTTGTTGTGTAGCCTGTGTTGGAATAACTTGTTGCACGGCTTGCGTAGTTTGTGCTTGCTGTGCTGGTTTTTCCTCAGCCTTAGTTGTTTGCTTTGTCTCAGTTTGCTTGGTTTTTTCATTGGTATTGGTACTGTTGGCTGTTGTTGCGTTACCTTGCGCACCATTAGCAGTAGTGGCTGTTGACTGAGATGCAGATGCTTGTGTAACGGGTTTCACATTCCCATTGGAATCAAATGAATCTTTTGACCATCCTAGCTGATTGCTAGAAGCTGCAAGGCTCTTTTCAAACTGTTCTTTCTCAGCAGCTTGACGAGCTAACTCCTTTTGCTGTTCTGCAGCTCTTTGCGCTTGATATACTTTGTCAGCTGCCTCTTGCTGCGTTTTCATCTGATTAACGAGTTTGGCTTTCTCCTCGTCAGGTAACGCATTGAGTTTGTCAAGGTCTTCACCTCTCCACTCCGCCCCAGCTAAGTATTCACCCCATGATTGTTGATCAACTCCCATACCTTACCCCTGTTTTCCATACACCGGTATATACATGCCTCTATTTGCATCGTACTCATAACTTGTTTGTTGTGAGCCTTGTTGCGAAGGCGATACGTTGTGATTTGATGAGCTTGATTGGTGGTTACCATTCGTTACAGCAGTTTGCGTACGATTCACCACATTTTGCTGTTGATCACCTAAGACTTTCTGTCTCCACGGGTCCATGTTCCCATAGTGTTGCTCCGCGTATGGGTCACGTAATTCCGGGTTCTGTTGAACAGCCGTAATATAGTCCATACGATTTGCTTTATATGTAGGAGTATAGGCAGCTTGCATTTGCTCACGCTTTAACTGGTCATCCATTAACTCACGTTCAAGTCTGAGTGGGTTCATTACCTGGTTAGCACGGTACGCATCCATCGCTTCACTGGTTTTCATACCAGTTGCCATACCCATACCCCACATTCGAGCTATGTCACTACCCCAGTCTAATAGACCCGATGATCCACCAAACCCCCATTGCCCTGTCATATCGTAAGCCATTAGTACGCTCCTCCCAATAAACTCATAATGTCATATTGGTCATTATAACCAGGATCTACCATCGGGTCAGCCCCCAATATAACTTGTTGTTCGTCATCACCAACTAGCCCTAATTGACGAGCAAGTGCCATAAATTCAGGCTGGCTCATTTGAGGTGCTTGTTGTCCTAGCATATCTTGTGGGGTTGCCACACCCATCATATTTGGTTCTGCTGGTTGCCCCATTTCACTCATCAGTGATTGCATTGATGGGTCTTGCATATCTGGGTTATACCCACCCATATCTGCAGGTGAGCCAAGTCCATATTGTTGTGCCAAGTATGGGTCAATCCCGTTCATTGGGGGTAAGCCCCCCATCATTAAGTTGTTCATCATTAGTCTGCTACCCTTGTATCAGTATTTCCACCACCGCTTGAGCCACCGCCGTCATCATCGTCACCACAAAGTTTCCCTTGTTGACAAACGAAGATTGAAATAAGTAGTGCAATAAGTGCGCCTAAACTTGCCATGCCAGACATGTCTTTATCTGCCGTTTTACGCAAACTGTCTGCCAACCAGCCATAGTTACGACCAGCTGCAGTTAGCATCTCACCACCAAGTGTCCACAAGTCATGTGCATTTTTAACTCGGTATGCGTACAATTTGTCATTTAGTGTAGCGTGAGAAGACGCCCATTTTTCAGCTTGTCCAATACGACCAGCTCTATGTTGTTCCATCGTGTTAGCACCATCAAACAATAGCTTCATATTGGTCTCAAACGCTTTAATCCGTTCTGCTTCTCGCAACTGCGACACAGTGCCTACAACTGCCATTATTTTAGCTGTTGCCAAGCGTTGCTCTGTGTCACAACACTCACCATATGCGTAACGGTTCTTTTGTTTACGGATCTCGCGACGCTCTTTCAATGTTGCTGCTTCTGCTGTAGCAATCGCCCGCTCTGCTATGCCACGATAATCCGCCTTATACCCACATTTTACAAATGCACATAACTTTTCGTGAATAGCATCATTACATGGGTTTAACGAGTTACCGTAATCGTATTCATCATCTCGACGATCTTTGTACCAATCCGCTTGCGCCTCAAGTGCAGTTTCTGGACCTTTGCGGTTATCCCACTCTTTGTCACCGTCATCAAAGTGACGTTTCCCGCGTGAAAACAATGTATCATTCGCTTCACGCCACTTACCTTCCGCATCTTTGGCTTTGTTGATAATACTTTGGCTGGCAAACTTACCAACCAATGTACCTAATAAAGATCCAATAGCCAACCACTTACCGTCATCGCGTTTTGGCTGGCGTGGGTATTGAATGATATGGTTAGAGGAAATCCCTACGTTACCATTACCACTAGGCTGTACACTGCCTACCGTGGCTGAGTTCTGGACTGCCTTGTTACCTGCAGCTGCAGTTTTACCACCGCTTGTTCCAGATGATACTCCGTTTGTGCTCATCTACTCCTCCGAAAGCAAGCTCTCTCGTGAGGTCTGGATATGGACTTCTTCAACCACTAACCGACTTCTCACTTCAACTTGCCAATCAATCGCTCTATATTTTCGGGGGACTAACACAGGGCGTTCACTTGTTACTTTGCGTCTATAATACTCTTTTCCGTCAGCAAATAATACCACTTCAACATATGGGTATTGGCGGCGCAATTCGTCACGATATTGTTCTTTCTCCGGAAAAGCCTCAATATACTCATCTACTCCGAGTGTAGGGTGAAGACGCAACCAATCCCGATATTTGCCACGCTCACGACGTGCGTACACAGATTTTGCAACAAACTCAGGTGACACAACTTTAAATGTTGTAGGTCTCCACCGTCCAGACATCATGATCGGCTTGCTACGCCATACACCGCACATTCTTTCCTGTCCATCACCAAACCATCTACACAATGGCTCTCCCACTGGCATTTTCTCATAAATGAGTAATTTGTTACGGTGGTTAGACCATCCCATATCCCACTTCGTGCTCAACGTAGTTAGACTTGCATCTCGACGTTCATCTGCACCTAATCTGTATACAAAATTGCGTCCACGGAAGAAGAACAACGACCCGTCATGGTACACCATTCGTGTGTTACGATCATACCATTGCGACCACTCACGCTCTGTGAAATAGTCACCAGTTATTAACTGAATACCACCAGTTGTGAACTCACATATCCCTTCTTTGGCAATGTAATACATCGCAACTTCATTGGTGCACGTCATCTCTCGCTTAATTGCGTCAAAGCGAGTTTCTAACTCAGATATACCAACAGTGTCTGTGAATACGATTCGGTAATGAAGACCATCTGTAAGAGCTAACACTTGATAATGTTCACCACCCTCAACTTTCTCTGTTACTGCAGCTAATCGTAGTACATTGAATCGTAGCTCATATTCATTCGCTGTAGGATATGCGTGTGGACGCATTGCATTTGATACATAAATCTTATTGCCACCCCACAACACTGTACGGTTATTCCCCACGTTCACAATGCCTTCAATACAGGTCGGTGGTGGATTATCTAGTTCAGTCTCTAAAGACGCGCCTATACCTTCTGCACAAGCCACATCATAGAACTCTTGCTCATTGATGTCCTGTGCACCTACAAACAACCATTCAACCCCATAATCTTGGTTTGGTACTGCTCTATACCATCTACGCTTAACAGCATTCGCTGGTGGCTTATCATTAGCTCGCACTCTAATGGCATCACCATCGTGGAAGTCAATAAACTCAGACGGGAATGAATCTGCAGACTCTTCCTCACACCCATTCACATACGTAAATTTATATGCGGTAAGATATGGTACTTTCTCATGGCACTCATCTTTACCAAATTCAATTCCACACACATCACCAATGCAAGGTGTCTCACACCCAGCGTCTTCAACTAACTCTGCTGTCGGTTTAACATCACATGCTGGTCGTTCCATACCAACTTGAATTGGCGGAAGTTTTTGTAAAATGCGCTGCTCAGATTGACGCCAAAGTTTCCCACCTTCTACAAACAAGAAGCTGTTTTTACCTAAGCGTTCGACTGGATCTTCTGCTATCGACACCCAATCTGTAAACGCAACAAAAGTGTTACCTACTTTGTGTATGACTTCTGGAATGCCGTTATAACGATTCCCGTATACACTTAGTAAAACAACACTTTCGCCTAATTCTTTATGTGGCAAAAACCTTGTGCTGTAAACATCAAGGTTCTCTGCTACTGTACCATTTTCATTTCTTAATGCTTTAGGGGCTACCTTTGGTACCAGCCCCCCAAATGTCATAAAATGCACTCTAGCCTCCAGCCACTGCTACACCCATTGTGCTACCGTTTTGACGAATTAAGACTGCAGTTTTACCCGTTACATTTAACTTACGGATTTTCAAGAACCCTGCAGGTGGAATATCAAATGATCCACCGTCTTCTTCACCCGTTGGTGTCATAATAACAAGTCGAACCGTTGTGCCTGGTCTTCCAGATAGATATGCGTTAGTGGCATCCTCAACATATGAGAATGTGTGCCCATCTTGTCCAATCGGGCCTTGTTCACCTTGCGGGCCTCGCGGACCTTGTGGTCCAACCACTGAGCCAAGATTCTTACTCTCACCATTAGACATTGCTGCAATGAGGTTGCCATTCTGCATGGTAAATTCTACAAGACTTGTACCTGCATCACCTTTCTCACCTTTCTCACCTTTCTCACCAGGTGCGCCACGTTCTCCTGGCACCCCAGCCGCAGTTGGTACCATGCCAGCGTCAACAAGACGACCATCCGTAAGTGTTACAATTAAGCGTTTTGTGGCAGATACATTCATTGTCTGAATACCTACCCCTGCATCACCTCTATCACCTTTTGGACCACGAAGCCCTGCTCCGCCACCACCGCCACCTGCAGGTGCTGGGTTTTCTGCAGTTGCAGTATTCGATGTTCCTTCACAGCCACAGCCACCACATTTTGACGAGAAAAGTTTGGCACAATCAACTGATAGCGTATTCGTCTCACAGTTGTACTTCAGTGGGTCTGCTACGTTCAGCGGTAACACACTCAATAAATCTTCAAAGAAGTATTGTGTGTCAGTGGTGTATGTAATTAACGAATTACTTTTAATGCAGGTGCACTGCGTTCCGAACCCACGTTGAACATGCAGTTTGTCACCGTCGCGTCCTACTACTCGCATAGTTTCACAACAGCTGTCGCATCCTACTACTCGAATATAAAACCATTTCCCATTAGGAACTTCTGGAAAACGACTACCTTGTCCACGCATAAGCTGGATCACCGTGTCGTTCGGGTTCACTGCTTGTGCAGTTCGAGCCTGACCAGATGAATCACACGATAAGAAAATAAGGGGTTTGTCACAAGCCATTACTTACCTCGCTGTGCAATATATTCGTCCATTGTGAGTTTATTCCACTGCACTTTCGCACAAGACCCCATCGGGAAGTTTTTACTGCCTTTAACTTCTACATCTCGCTCAACTGGCACTTTGTCAGTGAGTTTAAGGTCGTTGTCTTTTGTAAACTTAACTACTTCAAACTTGTCCAACCAGTGCAATGAGATGTAAACGTAATTACCCTTCATCACAGTATTTAGCTGTTTGATAGCCTCTGGTGGTAATACCAGTGCTGTATCAGTCGGTTTCAGTGAACAACCAATCCCATACTCAAAATTATCAATATACTCAAGCACGTTTCGGCTCCTTCTTCTCCATATGTGGCTTTGATTTTTCTCTTATCTCAAGCCACACATCATTGTCCAATGTTACATTAGATCCAACGGTAGAGCCTGTCTTTTCAACACGCTTGATATACCCGTTATCATCTTTTTGTTCTAACACCCTTTGGCTCCGTTTACTTGGATAATATGCCCACCTTCATCATACTCCAAACACGTATCACAGGTAAAACATACTGTGCCAGCTTTGATTTTGTGGGAGTCACCTGTTGCACATTGCTTCACAAACTCACATAACTGCTGTGGGTTCCATTCAACCTTAACACATACACCTGATGGGAATGTAAGTGAAGATGTATTATCTTGACCACGCTCTACAGTTAAGACATCACCTTCACGGCGCGTGACTTTAACTACCTCACGGCTATCCCCGTTGATAAGGGTTGCGTAATAGTGCGTGCCATCTTTAGGCTCAAAGAGAACACCGTTCGCTACTCGGATTGTCGTATCTTTAGCTGATATAGATTTAGTTGTGGTTGTCTTGCGACCCCATACGTTTGTTACATCTAACATTCATCACACCCCTTAGGACATCCAACAGCTTTTGGCTCAACAATTTCATTATCCACCATAGGGATGGCAGCACAACAATCATTGTGGCAACTACAACTTCCAAAACCGACACTACCACAAGTGTGGCAAGTATCACATCCATTCTTGTACTTAACCTCTGTTGGTGTAGCTTGTACGCTACATTTTGGTAAATAAAAACAATGTGTGTGGCAAATACACCCATCAATATAAACATCCGCCTCGTAATACCCTTCAGGTAACGATAAAAATGATTCTGGCCATGCCCAGCACACTGACCCGTCCATCAATGCTTCTGATGGTGGAATACACATCAGCACATCACAATAACCTTTCTCACGGATCTCCATTTTGTAATAACGGTTGATCACAGATTGTGTCACTGTGCCATCACAGTTGCGCTTGCCATAGTTAAAGCAACGTTGTGCCTCTTCACGACTTAAACGGATTGTATCTCGTGCTTTCGTTTTAGGTGGACAACATTTTTTCTTTTCAGGACAGCAGGGGTTAAGTGGGTGTCGTTCCCAGATGTCTTCTACTGGTACAAAACACGGTTGTCCACATCGTTGTTGAGGAGGTTCATCCCCATATAAGAATTTGCTCATCGTCTGAAAAATCCCCCAAAACAATCCCGTCTACGTCGAATAAACCCACCACCAATCATTTGACCGCCTTTTACTTTGGTAGTCTTACGCTTGATGTCCGCCACCGCTTTCTCATACTGGTTTTGGTAGTTAACTGCAAGTTGAGGGTTAGTCCATTCTTGTCCAGGGATTAAATAAAGTTTACTCAATGCTAAGTATTGTATTGGCGTGACATATTTATTCAATATGAAATCCGGGATCTCACAACCACCGCGACCCATTGCCCACGCATACTCAACTTCAACGATCTCACCGTCAGCTACTTCACCGATCCAAATCGCGTCCATCGCACCATTATCAGTGTCAAACGCATAACCACAAACATCAGGGATCTTAGTATCTTCCAACTCTTCACCCATCTCTCCACAGTCATCTGTGAGTTTCTTCACTGACTTGATGCTTGCCAAGATACGGCAGCTGTCTAACTCGATAGCGTAGTCGTGAACTTTGTCATGTAATGGGATTCGTATGAAATCGCGCGCCAATTCTGTTTTCAGCATAAAATCTGTCACAGCTTCCTGAATGACAAATTGCGCCAATCCGTCATCAACATCCGGTGCGTACTGCTGGACATAATCTAAAAATTGACTAACTGTTGCCATTCATTGCTCTCGCTTGTCGTTTTAATGCTTTGCTATCTGCATTATTGATTACTTTCAATAATGTCATAGCGTGCTCCCAGTGCGTATTACTGCGCTCACGGTTTGCTGTGTCTTCAATATCAACGCCCCACGCATAGTACAACACCAACTCAAACACAGCTGTTTGTTGAGCCTGTGTAAGCTCAATATCATCATCTTCGGTTTCTACTGTTGGGGGAGAATAACAAGAGATCGTAAGTAATCCTGTTACACCTGCGGGGACTGGTGGTTCAACAACAATGATACGATCATCATCGTCATCAAGTGCATAACTTTTCACAACATAATCACTGTTGCTTTTAGTGATGCTTTTACAAAGAGGTCTGCTTATAGCTGGGAGTTTTAATGTATTGCTCGCACGTTTACGTACGCGATGGGTAATAACCCCACGTTCGTCTTTAACGCCACGAACAGCTTTGAGTGTCTTACACTCATCTGGAATTTCTTGTACTGAGCCTTCTACTAGCTCAATATCCATTACTTTGGTAAACGCGGACTGGTCAGCCAACGTTACAATGCCAATCGCCATTTTGACGTAGCTTAACCAATCCTCCTCTAACCAATGTACATACTGCTCATCATCGTCTTCGTAGTAGCCTACAACATATCGACGAGCATCTTCAATTAGGGAGGATATTTTCATTATAGCCCCATAATAGCTGCCGCTACTTGATTAGGATTAAGTGCTTTTTCTGACATCTCTGCCATTTCATCTTCAGATAAATTTTCATTATCTGGAGTCACATGCAAGTGGTCTACTGTTGTAGTTTGAACTGGTGGAGGCGGTGGAGGAATAATCTCAGGTAATTGACCTGGTGTTAAATCCATTGCAGGAGCCTGTTTACCCATATTCAAGAATGGCACAGCTTTTTCAACACCAAAAATATCACGAGCAAATTCCGGTGCATCTTGACCAATACCTGTGGCTTCTGAATCTTCTTCATTCACTGAGTATTGAACATCAATAATTCCAATCTCATCACGTACACGGTCTTCTTCAAGGCGACGCATCTGCTCTAACGCTTTTTTAAGTGTTACATCGTCATAAATATACCAACCGTCTAATGTGCGGTCCATAATACCGTTGAATGGCGTTACATACCCAGTACGGTCGATAAACGCTAGTGGAACTTGTTGATTAGGTTGTGGGGTCATTTTAATTCTCCTAGAAAAAAGGGGAGGTTGTAGCCTCCCCGATTGTTAAGCACTTAGGCTAAACGCGTGCCAGTGTGTTGTGGAGTACACAACGCATCTGGATAATCAGTGTCGCATGGCAACACACCGCAATGGCATTGATGCTCATCGCTGAAGTCATTTACTTCTACAAACGCTGAGAAGCAAGCTGATTCAAATGTACCTTCTTTTTTGATAATGGTTAAGTCACCATTGGTTTGTAAGAACTCACCAATATCAAATACGAAGTATCCAACTTTTGATAAATCAACTTCATGTGTTGCAATAACAGTTTCAGTTGCCTCTTGTAATGCTTTGTTTGCTTCAGCTACTTTAGCTTTTGCTTCAGCTGCTTTAGCTTTTAAGTCCGCATCTTCAGGTGCTTTAACTGACGCTGCATGGGCTTTTTCATAAGCGGCTTGTGCATCTTCTACTGCTTTGTTTAATGCCACTACATCAGCTGGCTCTTTGCCAGTAACACCACTTAACTCCAATGAAACTTTAGTGCCAGGTACGGCAGTTTTGTTATGGAATACAAGCTGTTTGATTTGTGAACCTGCAGCTAATTGGAAGGCTTTAAAACCATCACCGTTTGCAAGGTCGGTCATTTCTGACTCTACAAACCAGTTGTTCCAATGCGGTGCAAAGCGAGAGAAGAAGAATGGTACAGTGTAGTTAGTGCGTTTCAAGTGCGCCGCATATTCTAATTTGGCATTCTTGTCGCTCTGGTCATTGTCCATCCAGTTATCCCAAGGGTATTTTAATTTGTCACCACCTAGGAATACATTATAAATAACGCTCATCGTCTACCTCCCTTATAGGCTTACTGACGCATAAAGAACAGCTAACTGTTCACGTTGTAGAACTTCAAAATCGTAGATTTGAAGACCACGCCAGTATTCTGCAAACGAAGTTTCAGCACTGTCAATGTGTTTTTGTTTTGTGAGTTTGGTCACAAAACCAGTTGCTGTTTTTAAACCCGCCACGATCATGTATGTGTTTTTCTTCGCAACTGGGTCGAACATCATAGGCATGTTTGGTGTGAAGTACACTTTGAAGCCCATAATTTCCGGCACGTTTTGAGTCAACACAACCGCTTTAGAAAGACCTGATGCTGCCGCATTGTTTAACAACTGATTGCGGTAGAATAGGGTTTCTGCTGCTGGTGGTAATACGATGAAACGACCTTGACGTGGAACCATTTGCTCATTTAACACAGCTGATAAGTTGGTTAAATGTTCAATTAAGTTTTCTGCCGTAATGGTCACTGGTGCACCGAATCCACCTAAGTTGTACGCACCTGATAATTTACCAGCACGTAAACCTTTATTGAACGCATCCGCTTTACGAGGAATGTAGTTCAAGATTTCTTGGTCGATTTTTTGACGGAGTTTTTCCGCACAATCGTCTAAGAACCATTGCACCCATTTCTTAATGTCGCAAGTTTCTGAAATATCAATTTCATCTAATTTCAAGTTCCAGTATTTAGCACGTTTAACAACCATTGTAATGGTGTCAGTGCTTAACTCGGAATATGATAAGTTTTGGTTTTTGACATAGTCAAAGATTTCACCTTCCGGCTTACGACGGAAAATTACTTGGTTACCACAGTTTTTTAATTCTGTAGGAACGATGTCTTGAGAGGTAATAGCTCCCGCGATGGTGTCTGCATAAGTACGGGTCATCATCTTATCAGCGAAGAAAGGCTGATTAAGCATTGAATAGACCTGATAACCAATCGAAGACTGCATACCGCTCGGTCTGTTTTTACTTGGCATTAGATTACTCCTAACCTTTATTTGTCATAGTTAATCCGATCTTCTACCGCCGCCTTATCGTAGACTGCTTCAATACGCGAGAACTCGTCATAAGACATCAGTCCAGATACATATTGGTTTTTTGCTGATAAGAACTTAGAGTAGGCAAGCTGTTTTGGCTTGCGGGTGGCTAGGGTGCTAGGGGGAGTGCTCACCTGTGATCTACCGGGTGATACTTGAGATTGTAAACCCGACTGCTTGCTTCGGTCAAGATAAATGTCGACAATCTCTTTAATACCATCGAAATTTCCTTGACGAATGTTGGTCTCTAAGAGAGTTCTCATAGCGACCGCCCCACCAGTACCAGGTGCAGGTGTATTTAAATAATTACGCCATTCCTGAGACTGTGTGATTTGTGGCAACTCAGGTACTGCAGCTTGAACACGTTGGAATAACAACTGTGATTGTTGTGTTGCTGAATCCACACGGTTTTGGTTCAGTGCCTGTTGTTGCTGATAAATTTGTTGCTGTAACGGGATAATAGCTTTCTCGTGCACTTGTTGCATTACACGTTTTGCAATTTTCTCTGCGTACGCTGTAGCGTCTTTACCGTACAGATTGATCTCTTCATCAGTTAATTGTATTTCTGATGGATCAAATAATGGTGCTGGTCCTTGATGCTCAGGTTGTTGGTGCTGCTGTACACCACCTTGCATCATCTGCGTCATTGCCGCATTACGCCCACGCTCTTCCGCCAAGCGTCTTTCGTACTCCAGTTGTTCTGGTGTGTACATTGTTGGTGCTTGTGCTGGTGGTTGCTGCACTGGTGGCTGATTAGTGCCAGAACTGCTGCCTGAAGGAGCTTGCGGTTGACTGGGGGTTTCTTCTTCACCTTCATCGTCCACTGCGAACTGAGACTCGTCTAGTTCATCTTCCTTCTTGTCTTCCGCTGGGGGTTGTGGCTGTTCACCGTTCATTCCGGCAAGGAACTTATCCATTGCCTCATCGGCTGCAGTCTCAATTTGGGTATGCGACATTATCTGTCTCCTATTTCATTACGTAATGATTTTAAGGCAATCAACTGCCCACGAAGAAACTCACTTGCTGGTTGTGTCGTCTCATAACGCTCACGTACCTGTGCAAGTTCAGAATCCAACAAATCACAAATGACATGATGTGTCATTGCGTTTTTGCGGATGTTATCCAACGCGTCTTTGCGTTGTTTAATACGATCTAGCTTACTCATTAGATAGCCTTTTCTTTTACAAGGTAATTATTAACACTGTATTGTTCAATGAGCACTGGCAATGCTGCTGTATTATCACCTGCCATATTCACTAAACGATATTTACCTGAGGCATATACATTGTACACCAATGGGTAATTGTTTGTGTCTAACAATACTTCTTTACCGTTAACACGTACATTTTGCCACACCACATCAGTCACCATTTGACCGTCTGGTGGCATGAAACCATATTGTAATTGATACAACGCGTCTTCATCTGGGTTTACTAACCCAAAGATCAAACGGTCACCACATTGGGCATCAATAACTGCTGATTTACGCTTCATTCGTCTGCTCCAAATTTAGTTCGCTGTCAAATAAAATAGCCATTAAACGTCTGTCTGCTGCAACACGTAAACGCAATTCTTCGCTTGCTTCAGTCTCTTCAAACCCCTCAATATCAGAGTCTAAAAGGCGTTGTAATAACCCTTTGATTACTGCAGTGTCGTTGCTAGTACGAAAACGTCGTAACGCCAACACTTCTTTTTTTGATAATGTTAAACTCATTGTGCTCACTGGCAACCCCCTAAGGCATTTAATTTTGTAGCTAATGTATAGGCTTGGTCAACTTCTTCAAATGCCATTGTCATTTCATAAGTACCATTTGGCGTATACTTAGCCCCTTCAACTTCCACTGACATTTCATACTCGCCAGGTGGTAGATAAATTTCATCACACGTTGCTCCAAAACAGTAGCAAAATGTTTCTACAGAACAACCCTCAATAACAGGCACCTTACGGTAGAATGTTACGATTGGATTATTCATCATTTCTTCGGGGGTTTGAATGTGTACGAGGGTGAGGTCACTGATAACAATCGTTTCATCTTCATTGTAATCAGCTGACGCATCATCTCCGTAAACGGTAATTGGGATTTCAATTACTTTAGTTTTCATCACATTGCTCCAGGTTGACCATTATTTTGCCCTACTGCGCCTTGATTAGCAATAGCATCCATCGCGGCACCACTTCGTGCATCAAGTTTTCCGTCAACCAATGGCTGTGATTGCGGTTGTTGTCCAACCGATTGACTCATCACTTGTTGTAAATTGTGGTTCGGGAAAATGTCTTCAGTATCAATTCCAGCACTTTCAAATAGTTTAGCCAGTAATGTTCTAACTGCAGAGCCAGGTACAATTGGTTGTCCTGTTTCATCTTGCTGACCAACCCAACCTGAAATTGATTGTACTACCCACTCAAGTTTTTGCTCTTTGTTTTCTTTCTCTACAATACCACTTACACCACGAGCATAAACACGAATATCGCCTTGTATTGCTGGATCATTAGAGAACATTAAGTGGTAGTCAATAAACGACTGGATGACTGGTTCAATAATATTTTCTTCTACAATTCGCAATGCGAATTTTACAGACTTACTGGCTTGGTTCAACACCATTGCCACACCGCCTGATGTACGCCCCACTGTACCAAGATTTTGACTTGACCCAAATGCAACGCGAGGTATACCGATAATCTCATAACCTTGTTGTTGGAACCGTTCAAAGGTTGTCATTAGGTTTTGAGAAATATCTGGAATTGTGTAATAGCGATATGTTGGTTGTCCACCATACTTAGGATCATTATCCACCAATCGGATTTGGTTTGGCTGTACTACACGTGGGTCCTCGGTATCACCGACCAATCGCTCTGGGTCTACTTCACCTTGAATACCTGACGCATACTCCATGTTTCGCACAAGCGCACGAATTGTAGCAGCACAAACATCATGAACACCTTTAAGACGAGATACAGGACTCTCACCCCAAATTTTGCCAGGGATAGGTTCAAACGATGCAGCAAAGAATGGTCTGCGGCCTAGTGGGTCTGGGTTTAGATTTGCTTTGATGATGATGTCATCTACCATCCAGATTTCAGCTTCGTAGGTACGATGGATGTCACCCACTTCCATACCAAACGTTTCAAGAATATCGCCACGAATAGAACCATAAAAGCCAATCGTATCGTAGAACCCTTGAGCTGAGTCGTGTTCTCCATCACCAACCTCCGTATCATCTGTTACTTCTTCACCATGCTCTCCATCTTCATACGGCTCGATATATCCACCTGGATATGTGGTATACACTTCCTCAATTCCGTCTGCATGGAATCCTGGTACGCTGTATAAATCAATAAGCTCAGATTTACTCATTTTACGGCGTTCAATAACAAACTCCGCTGTCTCTAAAGATTTAGCGTGAGGTGCTGGATAGATGTCGAATGGGCTGATGTTCTCTACTGCACGAACCATCTTGTCCTTGACCACCATTCGGTTGCCACTCCAGTCTTTCTGTTTAACCACCTTAACACAAGGGGCTTTCATAAAAGCTGCAGGGAATACAACAAAGTTATAGAGAAAGTCTCCAAACTCTTTTACCCACTCCGCATCTCGCAAGTTGTCTTGGACAAGTAAATTCATTGCTGCTGCTGCACGATCTGCAATTTGTTGTTGCTCCAGCTTAACTGCCTCACGCAACTCATTACCAATATCTGCAGCTTGATCTTTTGTCATCTGGCCCTGTATGTACCCAATTTCAACTAACGAACGCTCCAACATTTCTGCAGCTAGTTCTTTAGCATCTTCATTAAGTTCAGCTATAGGGGTTGATTTAATGACAAAAGGGTTGTCGATAGAGTTAGAAAACACATCTCGTAACAACCCAACTACACCACGCACAATCGGTGATGTGATATTCATTTCAACACTAACGTCATCACATGTCTCGCACTGGTCATCACCACGTACTTGACGAAGACATTGTTTTAATCGTTCGTATTCTTCTGCTTTGGCTGATTTCGCTTCTTCAAAACGGTGGCGAACATAGGAAGCCAGCTCGTCTTGGAGCTTTTTAATCTTTTTACTCGCCACGTCCCTACTCCTTACTTAGCGGTACGACCACGACGGCAAGGGCACACACCTTTAGGTTTAGCTTGTGGAACCCCACGAAATACTGTCTGCATTTCTATCTCCTATCTCAATAATCTTGTGTTCAGTGGAGGTAGATTAGAAAATCTACTACGTTTCTTGCGTGATCCTAGCATACTTGACATTCCTAAGCAAAGATATTGCGTACAGTCTGCCAACTCTGATACCCAGTTCACGTGCGATTTTGTTGGCTTATCCATAAACACCCCGTTCGCACCACGTTTCATCTCATAGATATAATCTGACCCTAGTGCCTGAATAAGCAACTTACATTTTGAACTCACCTGCAGCATTGGGCGTCCACCCTCTACTGTACGAGTAAGATATTGTTTCACTGCCTCAATACGTGGCTCAAGTCGGTTAGATGGGTCTGGGTTCTTAATATAAATCCCATTATCCTTCAACACTTCAAATGGGGTCAGCTCAACTGCCTGGGTTTTCTGTTCACCTGCAGGGTCACCCCAGCCATCTTCAATCCACGCCTTTGGATAGGTACGACGTAAGTGCGGAAGAATCTCAGTCCGTGCCAATGTGTCTACTGCCATGTCCTCACCGTACATCTCATCAATAATCACAATCGCACCTGATGGCATCTGCACGGCTACAATACAGCACGGGGTGCGCCCAAAGTCGAATGCGAGGTACATCGGGAACCCACCTGACAAGTCCAGCGTGCTCTCGTCCACCACATGAAAATCTCGGTTGAACTCAGGGAATACTAATTTACCAGTTACAAGATCTGCAAAGTCACCCTGCACATAGGCTTGAATGTCCGCCTTCTTGCCACCAAGCATATCGAAGTAATACCCATATCCTTCAGCAAGATTATCAATATTCTCAGCTCGTGGATTAGGTACCCAATCTCCATCACGGTTTTGAAGAAGTGCGGCAGGTTGTTTAAAGAACTCAAAGAACTTACGGTTAGACCCTTTCTCAGTTCGTTTGAACTCTTCATCCTTTTTCCCCAAATACCAGTCATAAAGCCAATGGTTTTTACGCGGTCCGTTGGTGGCCATCATTACACCTGACCACGTACACTTCCCTAACACACCTGATGGATAACGACCAATACGTCGTGCTGCAGCTAATACAATGTCCTCTGACATCTCAGAAATCTCATCAAGGAACACCATCGTCGGCTCATACCCCAACAGTTTTGAAATAGAGTCTGGTGTATCAAATGAGATAAACTCAACATCACACTGCACTTTAGTGCCATCACCTAGTGATAAATATAACCCTGCTCGTAGTGGAGCAGCACCAGTTTTAAACCATGCGAGATTCCCCCACATACGTTTAAATGTATCAATCGTATTAGATTTCAAGACCTGATAAGTATTGCGCCCCACCATCACTTTGGTGTATCTTATTCCTTCGTGATTTGGCTCCTGCATACATGCACGACGTAAAATCTCCATCGCCATGAAACTTGTTTTTCCGGTACCAGCAGGTCCAACTACGCACTTCACCTTCGCTTCTGAAATAGCAAACTTGTGGAGTGTAGGATATTTCTCCATCGGATAAATCTGATTATACACGCTCTACCTCCGCGTCCACTACACCCGTCATATCATAATTCGATGCCACTTTTGCAAACGTCTCATTAACAGGCACATCCGCTGGTAACGGCTTCAACTTGTGTAAGTCTGCCCCATAGGCGATGTTCACCACCGTGCCTTGGTTCACAGGCCCAGTAATCTCTGCTGCCACTTGTTTACGTAGAGACTCACTGCCAATTACTTTAAACAAGAAATCACCTGTCTTGATCAACTCAGGTGTCGTCATCACACCTTGTGCCACCCGTCCCTGAAGACTGAGCACCACCGCCTCCAGTGCCTCAGCGGCTTTAATCTGCACCACTGCGTAGTCAGAACTCGCCAGCGTCTTACGCAGGTTAGCGACGTGCGTCAAGAACAATGGCATCTTGGCAATCGTCTGAAAGTCCTCAGCTGTCAACTCATAAGACGCCAGCACACCCATCGCATCAGTCTTGCCATACAGGACAATGTCTCTGGCGAAGTCAGGTAAATAGACGTGCTTGTAATATTGGTCTTTCATCCCTACGTCTTTTATCTGCTTCACCACGTCATCTTCTAATTTCATTTTTCACTCCGTGGGGTAAAATGTTCTTTACAGTATAACACAAGGAACACACTATGCCATTTGTACAATATATGACGGGTGGAACATTCGGCCCCGGCATGACATTTAAAGACGACATTTACTTTGAAAACTGCACATTTCTCGCCCAATGCAAATTCGGTGAACGATGCTTTTTCATCAACTGCAAGTTTCAAAAATGCTGTCCAAAAAACTATAGTAACCCACCATCAGAAATGAAAGAGGGCTGTTTCCTAAAAGGCTGTACACTCGAATATGTCACCGTCCCCAAAGGCTGCGTACTTTACGACTGCAAGAATACGGGCAATCGCGTCCAGCTACAGGGCACACAAAACACACCAAACCAATCCTATGGCGGAGCAGGGCAGTCCGACAAACCTGTCACCCAATTCAATGACTTCGACTCTCAGCAATTTAACCCAGACATCAACGGTCCAACCAAGCAGACCTACGATAAGCCTCTCGGCTACAATAAGGACGCTACCGTCACCACCAGCAAGGCATGGAAATAAGAAAAGTCCTGCGGGCTACAGACCTACAGGACTTTGTACTTTTCAACTCAATTAACCTAAAAGGAATCACAAGATCTCATTCTTGTTGCCAGACCGCCAGAGGGTCCCCCACTGAATACCCAATGCCCCCTAACGGCTGACGAACACATTATGCCACGTCATCGTTTAGGTGTAAATAGGTTCTCATAAATAGTCGAGATGACTTTGACAAACATCTTATGACTCAGTTTGCCTCGCATCTTCTGTGCTTGTTTACTCACCACCATTGGGCGTCCAAGGTCGTCCACCGTCAGCACTGCAGCAAACATACCCTTGTCTGCATCAGGCACAATCTCCACACCAAAATACGGGCACTTCTTCCCGTTCGCATGGAAATTGAGGAGTACCGCATCGAGCTTCTCCAGACTGCTGTACTTGTTTGTCTTGAGCAGTTTCTGGAAATACTCCACCACCTCAACAGTTGTAAAATGGGCTGTCGCCAACGTCTCTAAGTCAGTGTGGGAGAGTTTGGCTGTCTCTCGGACGGGCGACAGTTTTCCTGCTTCACGCATCTCTCGCACTTTGCAGTGGATTGAGTTCTGCGTTCTCCCCATCTCTTTGGCAATCTGCTTTTCGCTCAGACCTTCGCCTCTAAGACGGATAATCAATTCTTCATCAGCGGCTGTATATGCCTTACGTTTTTTCATAACACCCTCGCTATACCGAGCACTATATACTAGGGTGCTCTAAATTGCAAGCAAAAAAATAGCCCGTGGGTAAACATCGGGCTAAATCCTAAGGAACGACCTATATAAAGGTTTCATCATGAAAAACTTACTTAGCCAAACACACTCTGCTCAAATATGTTTGATAAAGTAAATTTACGCAGTGCGTATGCAGTGCACGTATCGTAAATTGGTGTCGGGCGTAGGACTCGAACCTACATCTACAGGAACCTTGTTACGCGCGTCCCGTAATAATAACCAATTATACTAACCCGACATTGGCGCAGAGACCAGGAATTGAACCTGGGACGCGAGGCTCTTCAGGCGACCGCTCTACCAACTGAGCTATCTCTGCGTGTTGTGTAAGTGGAGCGTGGTCGGATTTGAACCGACGTCTCAGAGTTTAACAGCTCTGTGCACTGGGCCGCTATGCTACACCCCCCATTGGGTGTCGTAGGAGGGATTTGCACCCACGTTGCTGTAGGACTAACAGCACTTGCTCACCGGCTCTACGACGTTGGTGCCAGCACACTCCCCAGTTTGCGGGTGCTCTTGCGTCCATTGGTAAGGCAATGGAACTGGCATTGGAAGCGAGGGCCAGATTTGCACTGACGACCTTTTGGGTATGAACCAAACAAGCTACTACTGCTCTACCTCGCTAATTTGGCACGGAAGTTTGACGCCCCTCTTCTGTGCCGTGTAAACGAGGCTCCTTCAGACCGTCGCTTACGGGGTGCATTATAGGATGGTAGGAATAGGGTGTCAATAGGGTTAGTAAAAATTATTTATGATATTTTTTGGTGGCAGTGAGGGGGGCGATATATCTTATATGATATTTATTTGTGGTCGATGTTCATCGGTGAAGAAGTGCGGTCGTTTTGGCAGGGGTGGGTGTCATATATGAGACTTAGTGACTTGTTACCAGCAGGGGGTGAGGGGGTAGGTGAAAATATTACTCAGCAGGAAAAGTTCTTACGTGTGTTTGGTTATTTGGTGTACACATACAAAAAAGGTGGGGGGTGCCTTATATCTACAGCGGTATAGCCTATGATAGTAGAAGGGGCCGCGGAAACGCGCGTGTCCAGTGGGGGGCGTACTTGCCCGCACACGAAAGAACTACGCACATAAGATTACAAGTTGTGAGAATTGTTATGCTTGCACGTTATCAGAACGGCAAGCACAACCGATCATTCTTTCCCTTCTTCCTTCTGTTCTGATGATAGTTATCAACACCGCCCACAAAGTAGCCTTGATTATTTTTTAATCAAACGAAAAACATTCTATAAATAATTATTGACAATGTTTTATAGATCTATATAATAGACGGCAAGTAAAGGGAAATAAGCCTTTGCGAAAACACCGCAAAATAGCGGTTTAGATATTGGTTTAAAAAGGTATTTTAAAATGATTAGAAATTTAAATTCTTTGGTTATAGATTAGGGCAAGTTGTAAGACTTGCGGATTTTGACAAATTAGAACACGCTTGCAATAACACCAATTTTAAAGCGTTTGACGCAACAAAAGGCAAATTCGGTTATTGGGTGATTTTAAATAGTGATAAAAACCGTTATGTAATAGCACGTAAATACAAAATTTAATTAGTAGCCTTTTTCACTGTTTAGGCGATAAATAAAACAGTAGTTAAATATTAGTAAACACTTTAAAAAATAAGGATCGAAAAATGACTACTTACAATGAAAAATTACAAGCATTAGAAAATATCTTAAACAAAAACGCAAAAGAGATCGAAAGATTAAAATCAGAAAAAATTGCTTTTACTGATGAAGAAAAAGCAACTTTAAAAGACGCTTTACATACCAACTACTCAACGGCATTTCAGATTCGTGAAATGTTAAGAAATAACAAGCCTTTCTATGTGTCGTTGTTGTTGAGTGATTTAGACCGTAACACTGAAAACGCAAATTGCTTCAAGGCGATTTTTGGTGATGTAACGCCTAACAAAACAGGCGTAAGAGTAAAAGAGATCACGCCTGAATTAGAAAGTTTTTGCAATGCTTTAGATTTAGAAGTAAATAAGGAACTAAACCTTGTATTCTGTACTGATAACCGCAACACTAACGCAACATTGAGAAATAAAGTTGTAGAATTAGGCTTAATGGTTAAAGACAAAGTGAACTATAAAATGCCTGAATTTCAAGCATTGGTTAAATTCCTTGATGAATTAAGAAATGATCTCAATGGTGAAATTGGGCAAAAAGAGAAAGGGAAAGGAAAAAAAGAAGATCAAATTTTAAGAGAACTCAAATACATTGAAGAGAAATTCTCTTCACAATGGAACGAAGAAGAACAAGCCTCAATATTAAAAACACTTGAGGCAACACTAAAAGCAATCAAAAAACAAGTTAAGAAATAAAGAATTAAGCCTAGCACATAATGCTAGGCTTTTTTATTGCCTAAAATTAGCCGTTCTAGTAACGGCTTTTTTTATTTGCATTTTTTCTTTAGCCGTTTTGATAACGGCTCAGTAACGTAGTAACTCAGTGACTGAGCCACTGAGTGATGATAGTGATAGTAGTTGCGTTGGGTAGTGGTGAGGTGGTGCAGTTTGTTGGGTAAGGTCAATGGTTGGCAATGTTGCAGTGAGGAATGGGGAACACATGTGAAAAGTGGTTTGGTGTGCTCGGTGCTTTGGTGTAAACACAAGCAAAATGCCGTGTAAAAGAGCATTCGCACGAAAATAGCAATCACAAGTAAGAGCAAATT